AGTACGAATAGCTCAACCCCTGGATCTGGCTGAAGAATTGAAGAAGCTCGTGGCAGAATTGTCAGAGTGGACCAAGAACCCCAAAGCTATGGGAATTCTAGTGATTACCCTGACCGAAGTCGAGGAAGGGGTGACCGCTCGAACGCTCTCGATCTCGACCCCAGAACTGGACTATCCGATTCACATGGCTCTGATCGAGTGGAGCTTAGAGATGATGAAAACTGACGCTACGCTCTCAGCTGAAGGGGACCAGAGCCATGCAAACTGAACCCAGAGCAATCGACCTCAAGTTTCAAGAGCTCCTCCATGAAGTCAGGCGATACAAGAACGCCCTGGTCTTGGATCTGAATAAGACGCAGAAGCCATTCAATCCAATCGAGCTTTACACCACCCTGAAGGCTGTTACAGTTGAGCTTACAGCGATTCGCGAGATGATGTTCGATTTTCAGTCTAAGGGTGTCGATGAGCCACAGAGAACTGAGCTCCGTGAGCAGCTGGCGCTGGCTTTCTTCGAGAAGATGCTCGGGATTCTTGAGTCGAACATCAAATCACTCGAGACGAAGATCGTGATCGCTGGGCAATCGCCATGACTCTATTCCTCAACATTCTGACTCTATGGAGCTACAGTTATGGTCCCAGACTTGGCAACTCGATTAGAGTGAGAGATTGGTGGGACTGGCGTTGGACTACAAGGCGACGATCATAGAAATGCACTACTGTTATGGCATAAGCTGGGAATTGAGCGAAGAAGTTAACTCTATCTGGCAGACTCCAACTGGTTGCGAGATTGTGTGCAGAGAGAAGTCAGAACTGATGCTCGTTGTTACGATCAGAGAGACTGTTACTGAGCTTGCAATTTGGCGACAGGCAGAGCGACCTCTCGTCGATGTTCTTCTGGTCAAATGCATCATACTCTCTGAGTACTTGACTTCCGTACCAAAACTGATGTGGAGAAAAACATGACTAATCGTGGACCATGCCTGTGTGGTGATCCCTATTGCCCTCGTTGCTTTCCGCAGTACATGGAAGACAATGAGGATGCCGCCGACGAAGCTTACGAAATTGAACGCCAGAGAGCCACCGACGCGGGGCTACCCTGGCCGCCCGATGTTCGACCCGTGAAACCCAAAGGAGACTCTGATGAAGACCTTGTACCTGTTCCTCCTGATCCCATCCCTGGCCTGGGGGACCGGTGATAAACCACCGACTTCGCCACCTGCTACCGCTGACGCTACCGCAACTGCAAGCGCTGAGTCTGCAGCCTCTTCGACCTCAAGCGCAACTGGGGGAGCTGCTACTGGTGGATCGGCATCAAGCTCCGTTGAGATCGACGAAGAAACCCAGGCCCCCGCGTTCGCAGCTCCATCCGTCTTCCCGACGGCCGAGTGCCTCAGGGCGGCGTCCTTCGCGCTCTCGGTGAAGGGTGGTGGCGTTGCGTTCGGTGGGACAGCAGCGATGGTAGAATGTCAGAAGTTGATTCTCGGCGACCGTTACGCGAACATAGGGATGCGTAGCGAGGCCTGTACGGCCTATAATGCGACCGAGACAGCCAAGCTGATATTCGGCGATGCGCTACCGTCGTGTCGATTCGCTCCGGCGCCAGAGCCTGAGCCTATCTGCCCTACCGTAGTAGTATTGCAGGGAGATTCGACGGCTTCAGCTGAACGAGCGGAGAGAATCTTCGAGAAGTGTGTATCGAAGTAGGCTAGCCCTTAGCCCAGTAGACTTCGCAGTTATTCTTCTCACCGTTCTCGATTAACTCAGCCTCGACGAGGGTCTTCAGTACCTCGTCGAGTTCTCTTGAGGCTAGGTGACGGGTAAGCCTGGTCAGAACGGAACGAGGCATCAGGCCTAGCTCGAGCAGTCCCGCCAGGTTCTTCCGGTTCCGGAAGCGGTCCAAGTAGGCACGAGGATTGTTGATGATACGCTCGACTTGCTTCGAGTGTTCAGAGACTCGTGTTCGGTTCCCTAGTTCGCCCAGTCGCATGCTCCATTGATTGAAGCTCCAGCGACAGAAGTCGATAGCCCACTCTCCCATCTTCTCGTCGATCTCAGGCTTCTTCGGATCGACGCCTACGGCTATGATGCCAGCCAGGATTAGGGAATTCTGTGTTGCGCGTCCCCACATCTCGTTGGTCCCTTCCTGAGCGGCACGCTTACGAGACTCGATTTGGAAGTCTTTGAAGAGATTGTAGGTAGCGTTGGTGCCGAAGCGAATCTTGAGGAATTGCTCCTCAGGTTGGACCTCAACGAATCGACGAGCCTGTTCGTGAATCTTCGACGGGAAGAGATCCTTCCTTCCGAAGTTATCGTCCGGTGGGCTGTCACCCGCGTCGATCAGGATGAAGCGGTTGATTAATCCAGTCGACAGGTCCGACGCCGTAATAGCATCCACCAGTACGCCAGGTTGGGATGCGGCTAAAGTGATCAAGAATGGGAAGTCGATCTTTGGTATGGTCTGTTGCCTCCCGGGGAAGGCTGGAGAATACGAGTTCGCCCGACCGTACAATGAAAGTAACCATGTGACCACCTGTGATTCAGGGGAACCGAATCCTTTTCCTGCTTGGCGTAGTTTGCGCCCAGCCTCGTCCCATAGCCAGCACGCGATGTTCGGTGGCTTGAGCAGCTGATCGAGCATGGCATGGTAGGACTGGAAGCCTTGGAAGATCGTGTCATTCAGATCGACGCGCCGAGCGAACTCGGCCACGGAGTTAAGTGCCGACTCCTTACCGCAGGCAGTCGGCGCGAGAATCATAATGTATGGTTGTAGCGGCGTATCCCAGACATCAACAAGGTAACGGTTGCCACTGAGTAGAGCAACAGAGGTAAGCCCCGCGGCAATATCAAATAGCGGTTGCTTAACGTAGGCTCGAAGACCAGCCCACTTGGCAATGTCGCCCACCAAACCCGGTACCTCAAGTAGTCTGCTAGAAACAATAGGCATCGCGTTTGGAAGGACGACATCGGGTACCTTGAAGTTAACAGAAAACCGCGCGTCCCTTTCGAGCCATCGACTGAGACGATCACGGACATTAGGCTCCAGCCATTCGCAGAGTTTCTTGAACCCATAGACTCGGCCGCCTTCCTTATGACTCTTGACCGTATTGGCAATGGTGCGCTCGCGCTGTGCTCGGTCGTCATCTTCAGCGGCGTCGAGGACAGCCCAGCAAAAGTCAGTAACCCGGTCGTCATCCCAGTTCAGGTTGAGTAGCGTGCCAGCTACAGCATGGATGTAATCGTGCCTCGCACCTTCAGTCGGATAGCTGCGAGCGAGTAGTGCCGCAGAAGCCACGCCATTCAGTAAGCGCTCGAGACTGCGAGGAGAAACCTCAGCATAAGCGAAGTCGTCGTCAACCTGGTATCGATCTCCATCAGGGTGGCGAGAGGGTGGCAGTACTGTCTGACTGCCAGTGGATCGCAGTTCGACGATGCATGAGCCATCAGGCGGGGGCGCCAGCCACTTGCCTGTCTTGGAGTTTATGCAGCGGTAGAAGTAGTGGGATCGAGGACGAGATTCTCGACCAAGGATCTTCGTCTTCGGCAACAGGCGAGCAGCAGCCCGGACAGCCTCGTCCCAGTCGAGATCAACGTCAACGATCCAGTCGCTGGGTTGACCGAGCAGGACGCCTACGTTGTCACTCTCACCGAAGTGATCATCGACGGTGCTAGGCGTAATGACTAGCTGATTCCAACCTTCACCGGCACTGGGTCGTTTTGATCGTGGATGAAGAGGGCATGGCATCAGCCCATCTTTCATCCATTTCCTTGCTATCGCCCGTGCATCGTAGGGTTTACTTTTGGACGGTTCTACGGTACGATTTGACACGAATCGTTTTCTCCATTGAACTCGGGGCGCAGCTAATCACTGCGCCCTTTTTTGTTTGAGACTAGATTGGTTTAACAAATGAAACCTATACGCGATAATAACGCGAACGATAACTAGAAGTAACTATTGGAGAGAACGAAGAATGATGATCATCGTCGAGGGTCCCGATGGGGCCGGCAAGACCACTCTCATTGATCAACTGAGACGACAAGCAGGACAGTACTTCGTCATCCTGCGCTCGTCGAAGGCTCCCAATACCCGCGGTGATATGATCCGACTCATGCACTGGGTTCGGACTAGACCCAAGCAGATGACCGTCATGTTCGACAGGCATCCCGCGATTGGCGAGCCGATCTACGGCAGGATCATCCGTGGATACAACCGACTCGCCGACTTCGACAGTCCTTCAGGTCGCGTCGCCTTATTAAAGGGCGCGTACGCGATAGTGTACTGCCGTCCGCTCACTCCTGTGATCGAAGCGAATGCTCTCAAGACTTTCCAAATGGATGGAGTCAGGGAGGTAATTGGAGAGCTGATCGAGGCATATGATGCCATGATGGACGAGCTGAGTCGCTCGTTCACTGTCATTCGTTACGACTTCAACACTTCCACCCCAGCCGACGTCATCAAAAGGATATGGCATGAACCTGCCCCAACTGCAAGAGATCTTCGATCATCAGCGACAGCTGGCCAATCAGTTCCAGGAGATCGAGACGAAGAATCTGAGGATTCCTCACTCGATTCCGATTAACGTCAACTCCTACCAAGGGCAGGCAGTACTCCGCCTGTACGCCACCTACTTCCATGAGGAAATCTGGGAAGCGCAGACGGCGGTAGCTGAGGAGCTCGGAGCGCAAGTCGAACTCGAGGAACTGAGCGACGCCTTCCACTTCCTCGTCGATCTCTGTCTCTTCACAGAGGTTCACCCTGAAACGCTGGCCGCCTCAGCTGATCGAGACGAGCTGCTCGGGGTGGCCTTCGGGGAATTCCTGCATACTCTGAAAGCCAAACCTTGGAAGAAGAACCCGACAACAGTTCCTTCTTCCATTCGTCTCACCCTTACCTGGACGTTCCACGCTTTCATGAAGCACGTCCGTCGGGCCGGATTCACAGAAGCACAACTCTACGAGGCGTACTTTGCCAAAGCTAAAATCAACCAAGCCCGGATCGATTCTGGGGTCTGATGGCACGTCCTTCCCATCGTACCACGCTGTCCGCGCCTGTCTCGAGGCGTCAGTCTTCGAGTACAACGGAGCTCGCAAGATTGTTCAGGGCATTGGGTTCACTCTCGATAGCATCCCTGAAGTGGACCTTGAGGCTGTTGGGTATCACCCCCCGACGAAGATGAAAGCTCTCGACAGGATGTACTACAATCCTGCCGAGGCGTCCAGAATCGTCGAGTTACTACAGCGTCGATCCGACCAGGCCTTCTCGTCGCTCGCGTATTCATTCAGGGGTGGCGCAAAGGACTCACGTTCGATGGGTCACTGCATGGAATCCATGGTGATCGGCCTGACGCCCAAACGCTGCGAAGTCGAGATCTTCTACCGCTCGACTGAAGTGATCAAGAAACACTCGGCTGACCTTGCATTCCTACCAATCGTCTTCGAGCGGTTGGGAATCAAACCGACGGCTATAACCTTCAGATTCGCGTACGCCTACCTGAGTGGTGTGTTCTTCCCGACCCTCTTCAGGTGGTGGGATCCAATAGACTTCCTCGACATGATCCGAGTCGAGGAACCGAAGCTGTTTGTCGTAGCCACACGGTTCCTCCGTCGATCAGTGCGGAAGTTGGAACACGAGTTTCCCTACGCGCCTGAGAGACAACAACATCTGTACGCTTGGAGACATTACCCCGAGCGGATGGCAGAGATCAACGAGTATCTGGAGAAATACCTGTGATCATGTACCCCAACTTCAGAGATGCATATGCCTCTGTCGGAAATCGAATCCAACACTCCAGCTACGAGGTCCACACTGAGAAGTGGCAGGGGATGGACATCTCGAAGCGACCTGAAGCCAAAATGCGAGAGATCCTGAACTGTGACTTCACTGTGCCGCTGCTTGGTCAGATGGACCTCGATCACTGGCGCTTCGATATCTCTCCGAACCTGCCATGGGCTGATGACCACTTCGAGGAACGAGTCAGTGGAAACTCCTTAAACCCCGGCGAAACCTGGAAGCAGTGGCCGTGGGCATTAGCCGCTGACAAGCATCGGACCTATAGTCTTCAGTTCACGCATACCTACATGGAAAGGTACTGGCCCAAGTACGCTAACACCGAAGGACTGGCTCCAATAAGAGAGGGAATCAGATACAAGTACGGTGATCTCTGGAACGTCATCGATCAGCTGAGCAATGAGCCATTCACGAGGCAGGCGTACCTCCCGATCTTCTTCCCTGAAGATACAGGCGCAGTCCATGGCGGCCGCGTACCCTGTACGCTTGGCTATCACTGGATCGTTCGGTCGGGATTCTTGCATACCACCTACTACATCCGGTCCTGCGATTACTACCGCCACTTCAAGGATGACCTGTACTTGACCGTCCGCCTGACGTTGTGGCTTCTCGAGAAACTCAGGGAGCAGGACGGATGGTGGAATCAGATCACTCCAGGACTGTTCTCATTCCACTGCGTTAGTATGCATCTCTTCATCAACGACTACAGGAAGCTATATGGATCTTGAACAGCGCACTGATCGAGAATTCGTTCTCATGCGTACAGCTCAGCTGTATGCCTCAAGATCCACGTGCTTGAGAGCTCAGGTAGGAGCTATCCTTGCCCGAGATGGGCGCATTATCTCGACTGGCTACAACGGCGCTCCATCAGGGATATCACATTGCTCCGAGGGAAATGGCTGTATGATATTCGGTCCGCCTTGCATCAGGACGGTGCATGCCGAAGCGAATTGCATAGCCTACGCTGCGAAGTGGGGAATCTCTACTGATGGCGCTTGGCTGTACACCACGCACTCTCCATGCAACGATTGCGCTAAACTACTCATCAACGCAGGGATTGCTCGAGTCGTTTATCTTAATGAGTACAGATACCTCGAGCCACTCGAGTTTCTCATGACAGCAGGGGTGATATGTGAGAAATCCACAGTGTCAGCTCTGTAAGCTCCACGAATCCTCGGAGAATGTCTGCGTGTGGGGCGATGGTCCCGACGACGCAGACATCATGGTAATCGGTGAAGCTCCCGGGGAGAAGGAAGCAGAGACTGGTAAGCCGTTCATGGGCCGATCTGGACAAATTCTCAGGGAGGAACTAGCAAAGCATGGCCTCACGAAAAGAGTATACATCACCAACGTGGCCAAGTGTCGGCCACCAGATAACCGTACCCCTACTCCTGAAGAAATCAAGACCTGTTCCGTCTACCTCCAGGAAGAAATCGAAACGCTCAAGCCGAAGTTCGTTGTCACACTAGGTTCCTGCGCCAGCAAGGCTATCCTCAAGAGACCCAAGATCACTCAGTGCCATGGCGAGATTATCGAGGGTGACAACTTCATAGGCATGCCGATCTACCATCCAGCCTATACTCTGTATGATATGTCGAAGCTGCCAGCGTTCCAGCAGGATATCGCTAGGCTAGCTGACTTGGTGAAAGGAATCCAGCGCTATCAGGAACCAGAGTGGGATGTCGTGGGCCGTGATAACATCGATCAGTTCATCGATGAATTCAAGGCGGCCGACGAGTTCTCATTCGATACCGAAACCAGCGGACTCTTCCCGTACAACAAGATCGGTCACATCCAATGTCTCAGCTTGGGCTTCGAGGACAAGGGATGGGTAGTCCCGCTAGTCAGGGAGGATACGCCGTTCTATAACCATCGTGTCCAACAAGACATAATGGATATCATCGGCTCTCTGGCCAGGGGAAAATTCGCCATTGCCCACAACGGGAAGTTCGATAACCAATGGCTCAACATCTACTACGACACCAAGTTCAAGCTGAGCTTCGACACGATGCTGGCCTCGCATATCCTGGATGAGAATCGGTACCACGATCTCAAGACCTTGTCGAGGAATCTGCTTGGCGCACCTGAATACGACCTTACCCTGAAAGAGAAGCTCGGCGCTTGTCCATCGATGAAGCTGTATGAATACGCAGCCAAGGATGCGGTGCATACCTTCCGACTCTATAAGCTATTCGACAAGGAGCTGAGAAAGGATCCGGCCATCAGGAAGTTGTTCTACAACCTCGCTATGCCAGCCGCTCGAGCCTTCGAGGACATCGAGCAGCGTGGATTGTTCGTCGATCTCGAGGCTATGACTGAACTCGAGAAGGAGACGAAGAAGAAAGTCGCCAGTCTCTTGGAGCAGTTGAATAAACTGGCCAAGAAGAAAGTTAAACACGAGGTTAACTGGAACTCTCCGGATCAGGTGGCTCAGATCCTATTCGGTGCCTTCGGTCTAAAGCCGGTGGCCTTCACTGACAAGGGAGCGCCATCAACCGCAGAAGCCACTTTGATGGAACTGAAGGATCAACATCCGGTAGCGAATCTGCTGGTGCAATATCGAGAGCAAGCGAAGTTCCTTTCCACCTACATCGAGGGGTGGAAGGAACATATGATGGGCGCACAACTTCACTTAGGATACAAACTTCATGGAACGGTCACGGGTCGTTACTCCTCTAGGTTGCATTCTACTCCTCGAGATAAACGAGTTCGAAGTCTCATTACAAATCGAGGCGAATGGCAATTCTTTCAAGCAGATATTTCCCAAGCCGAGATGCGAGTTGCGTGTATTCTTTCAGGAGACCTCGAACTCAGACGATGCTTTACTACCGGAATCGATGTCCATTGGCGTACACTTCTCCACACGATACAATCAGGAGGTTCCGGTGAGTACGTCGATCCTGTTAAAGATACCGCCAGGCAGCTCAGTGGAGAGGCTCTCCAGCTAGGAGATGCCATCGATCTGCTCCTTACGACTGGTCCTGAGCGCTGTATCGAAATCTGGGAAGGGTGGAAAGAGGGGAGGAAGAAAGCCAAGGGAATCAACTTCGGTTTCCTCTTCGGCATGTTCGAGAAGAAGTTCATTGAGTATTGCAAACTGAAGTACGGCTTCGAGCCCACTATGGCTGAGGCCAAGCGGTACAGGAAAGCGTTCTTCAGTTTGTACTACGCGCTAGAGCCATGGCATCAGAAGCAGCGTAAGATCTGCAAGCTGAATGGCGGCGTAAGGAATCTAGCAGGTCGTCTCCGCCGTCTGCCTGGGGTTCACTCCATCGATTGGTCGGTGAAGAACGAAGCCGAACGTCAGTCCATCAACTCCCCTGTCCAGGGATTCGTCGGTGACTACAAAGCTATGGCCGTCGTAGAGATCCATGAGACAATTCCTGAAGACGAGATCTACCTAGTCGGCGAACATCATGACGCCGTGTTGGGTTACGTCAGACCGTACCATCCAGAGGAATCCCTGAAGAAGGTGGCTGACATCATGCGCCATCCGAAGCTGCTCAACAAGCTCGGAATCGAGTTGTCTATCCCGATGGAGGTAGAGATTTCAGTCGGTCCGTGGGGCAAAGGTCGGACTGTGAAAGTATAATCGAAGAGATCGCTCTGATATAATAGGCCTACAGGAGAACGATTCGTGACAACAAGAATCTCGCAGTCTCGCCTGAAAGATTGGCGTGCCTGCCACAAGAAGCATGACTACAAGTGGAATCAGAACCTCAAGCGGAAGATGCCGTCGAAGCCGCTGCTCACCGGTACTATCCTGCACGAGATGTTGGACGCCTATGCTACGGGTGGCGATCCATGGAAGATCTTCAAGAAGCACGAGCGCATTGTCAAGAAGTTCATCCAGGAAGATCCTGAGACCTACGAAGGACTGATGGATAAGATCCGGGTGGTCTTCTCCAACTACATCGAGTACTACGAGGATGATGGACTCAGGTTCGAAGCCTCAGAACTCGAGATCGTGGTTGATCTGGGTGAATCACTCGAACTCGTGGTGCATATCGACAAGGTCGTCTCGGACAAAGAGAAGCGCTTGTGGATCATGGATCACAAAGGTCACAAGTCGATTCCATCAGCTGATGATCGGATGTCTGACATTCAGTTGATCTTCTATCCCTGGGCCTGGAACAAGAAGTACCCCAAGCGCCAAGCCACTGGGATTATCTGGGACTACCTCAGAACCAAGGCTCCGGTCGTTCCTGAACTCCTCAAGAACGGTGAGCTGTCCCAGCGCAAGAACATGGACACCACCTACGATACCTACAAGAAAGCTATCAAGGACAACAAGCTCGACGTCACGAACTACGCTGGCTTCCTCGAGTACTTGAAAGGACAGGCGAACAGCTTCTACGAACGAGTGTTCCTCCCCGTCGCCAACGACCACCAGCTCAAGGTAGTTATCGACGACCTCATGTCAACAGGTCGAGAGATTCGGGATCATGGAACAACCCTGAAAGATCGCAACCTGAATACCTGGACTTGCCGAGGCTGCTCGTTCAAGGACCTCTGCCTTGCCGAACTGAAAGGACTCGACTCCAGTTTCATTCGCAAATCCAAATTTATTGAGGAGCCATACGATGCCGGCGAAAAAGAAGTCAACGACTGATTCCGAGACATTCGAGAAGGGCATCATGCCAGTGGGTGATGTGGCTGATCGATCAGCTACCTTGATCTATGGCAAGTCAGGTACAGGGAAGACGGCGCTCGCCTCATCCTGGCCGAAGCCGATTCTCATGCTCGACATTCAGGAGCACGGCACCGACACCATCGCCGAGATCCCTGATATCGACATCCGTCAGGTCTCTGACTGGGAAACCTTCGAGCAGGGATACTGGTACCTCAAGAACAACGACACCAAGTACCAGTCCGTGGTAATCGATCAGATCTCCCAGCTGCAGGTGTTGGGGATGCAGAAGATCCGAGCTGACAACAGCATGGATCCAACCGATACCTTCAGCAAGCGCGATTGGGGTCAACTGTCGGGCATGCTTCAAACCTGGCTGCTGAACTACCGTGACCTGTGGGACAGGTACCACATCTGCATGATCGCGCACGAGCGATCCAACATGGGTGAGGAAGCAATCGAGGATCAGATCGATCCTTCCATCGGACCTCGAGTGATGCCCTCCCTGGCTTCGTTCATCTGTGGCGCAGTCGATGTGGTGGGCAACACGTTCATCCGTGAAGCCTACATCGAGGTGGAAGAAGCCAAGAAGAAAAAGAAGATCAGGCAGGTGGAGTATCGCCTGCGCGTGGGACCGCATGGCTACTACCAGACAAAGGTCCGCAAACCGTTTCATTCGGATCTGGTCATTCCGGATTCGATTGTCAATCCGAACTTCGAGAAGCTCCAGGCAATTTCTCGAGGGGAGGCGCTTCAACCCAAGAGAGTCAAGAGGAGCAAGTAAATGCCGAAGCCTGTCAGCAAGAAGAAGGTTACCGTCGACTTTGCCGGAGTCGAATCGGGTGGCGGATCCAGAGCGATCCCAGATGGTCGCTACGTCGGCGAGGTGAAGAAGGTCGTCCAGAAGGAAGGCGAGTCCTCGGGCAAGCCATACCTGAACTGGCTCTTCAACACCCTTCGTCCCCACCACAAGGGAGCTGGTGTCTATCACAACACTTCGCTTCAGCCTCAGGCACTCTTCAATCTGAAGAACCTGCTCGAGGCGATGGGTGTCGATGTCGACGATGGCGAGATGGAACTCGCGCTCGAGGAGTACGTCGACATGGAGGTCGGCTACGAGATCGTCAACGAAGAGTATCAGGGCAAGCAGAAGCCTCAGATCGTTGCGTTCTTCCCGCCTGACGAACTCGAGGAAGGCGAGGCCGAGGAAGAGCCTGAGAAGGAAGCTGATGAAGAAGAAGCTCCGAAGAAGGGAATCAAGTCAGCTTTCAAGAAGGGCTCCAAGATTCAGTTCGACGACGAGGACGGTCGCACCAAGAAGGGCGTCATCACTTCCATCGACGGCGATGAGGTGACGGTCGACGTCAAGGGCGAGGAGTGGACCGTCGAGCTGTCTGACCTGAGTGCTCAGGACTAGTCTCAACCATTCGCAACTCGAAGCCGTTGCTAAGGCCAGACCTTACAGCGGCTTCGCTTTCTTTTCAGAGCAACGGACAGGGAAGTCTCTTGCTGCTCTAGCTGTCGCTGATGAGCGACGCCCTCCGGCTCTGCTGATCGTCTGTCCGCCTGGCGCTATCAAAGTCTGGCAGGGACAACTCAAAGAGCATACGCCAGAAGACTGGGGAATCGATACCTACATCGAGAGTACCGGCAAGGTCTGGCGTAACAGGCATGCCTGGAAGGATTGGCTCAAGGCTAATCCAGGGGTGATGGTGGTTCTTGACGAAGCACACCGAGCGAAGAAGCGGGGGTCTCAGATATCGAAGGCTGCTCGATTGCTCGGTAAGTATGCAGCTATCAGGCTTGCGTTGACAGGTACCCCGATAGCTCAGGGAATTCAAGACGCCTGGGCTCTGTTCGACTTCATACAGCCAGGGGTGTTTGGAACTTATCTCGAGTTCGAGGAGAGATACCTCAGGGTTGCAAACATAACTACTGAAGAGAATAGCTGGAAGAAGATTCGTGGACCGAAGCCGGAGATGCTTCCTGAGTTCAATCGGATCTACCACAAGTATGTCTATCGAATAACCTTGAACGAGGCCAGACGGAAGGCCGGAAAGAAGGGGATCAAGTTCCGCCGTATCAAAGTTCAGGTAGAGCTAGAGCCTCAGGCTCGTCAGCTATACAAGGAATTGAAGAAGGATCTCGAAGCTGACTTCCAGGGGAACTTCTTCTCAGTAGATACCACCCTGGCTAAAGCAATTAAGCTCCAACAGATATGCGGAGGGTTCGCTAAGGATGAGGACGGAGAGTGGCGTCAGATTGGACACTCCAAACTGAGGGCACTCTTAGAAACACTCAAGCTGTGCCGTGGTAAGGTAGTTGTCGTTTGTCGATTCATCCCTGAGATAGAAGCCATCGAGGCGATGCTTATAGCTCATGGGAAATCAGTCTTAGTCATCAGAGGTGGTCAGCCGTATCAAGGCGAGTTCAATGCCGATGTAGTTATAATCCAAGTTCAGGCAGGGGTTGCTATTGACTTGTCTGAAGCTGAGATAATTATTTTCTATTCTTGTGATTATAGTTATATAGACTATGAACAAATTCGTTATAGAATCAGATCGTACGATACGTCACAGGTCACGGAGTATTTCCTAATCTGCACTAAGACCATCGATGAACTAGTCTACCGAGCTGTCACTCAGAAGAAGAAGTTCGCAGACTTGATCAACGAGGAGTTCAGAAGGAGATACGATGTTCAACCTCGAAGCGTCTCTACAACGGGTTAAGGAAGTCTTGGCCCGCCCACCAACCGAAAAGGAAATGAAGACAATGGCAACGAAGAAGAACGCCGCTGCTCCTGCCTCCAAGGCGAGCGCATCGGCTGCCCCGAAGGCGAAGAAGGAAGCGGATCCGAACATGATCACCCTGGCGGCGGTCTGCAAGGAGATCGGCATCACCGGCCAGGTGGCCCGCCGCAAGCTCCGCGCAGCCAAGCTCGTCCGCGATGGTCGCTGGGCTTTCCAGAAGGACTCGCGCGAACTGGCCGAGGTCCGCAAGCTGCTCACTCCGGCCGACGGCGAGGAGTGATCCAGGTACCCCGATGTTCTGAGGAGGTCGGCTCCTCCATCGGGGTTTTCCAATGAAGCCAGAAACGCGGTTCTGGAAATGGCTCTCAGATGACCACCTTCCTGAGGGCCATTTTTGTAGAGTCGAACCACCTCCAACTCCTGGCATCCCTGACGTGAACTACTGTCTGGAGCTTGGAGTCGAGGGATGGATCGAATTGAAAGTCCGTCCATTGATCCAGTTCCCATTCAAGAAGAGGGCACTATTACGAGCGACTCAGCGCCGTTGGTTCAAATCGCGCATGCGCGTCCATGGGCGCGTTCTCGCTTGCGTCCTAATGGGTCCTAGAATTCATCTGATACGCTGTGAAAACGCTTTGCGCGTGCGCCGTGCGACGACTTATGACGAGTTCGCCAAGCTTTGCTGTGCAGTCATAGAAAAAAGAAATCCTGAGTTCAAGGAGAAATTCGATGGTGTGCTACGCAGTCTACCTTAGAGCTGAGCCTGATCTTCAATCGCCAGCCAAGGACGCGAACCGACCCTCACTTTGTTTCCCCCGAGATGGCTACGTTCTCTGCGTTGTCAACGACAGCCACAAGATCAGGGTGATCCGGGTTCGGAACGATGTCCTCGAGAACTCTCCCATCATCAGCGAGACCTACACCCCTGAGAAATTCGTCGATGCTTTGATCAAGATCAGTGAGCATCGCCCCGCTACTCGAGCAGTACGCAGGTTGATAGCTGAGGAATTCCCTGAGAAGGCCGAGCTGATCCACGTGGCTGTGGATACAGAGGAGAGCTATCGGAAGGGGCAGACCATCGAGACCCTGGCTGACGAGTTCAAGACTGAACCACGTCGGATCCGAAAGTTGCTCAGGAAGCTTGGACTCAACGCTCCCTACGAGGATGACGTTCCTCTCAGGCAAGCCATCAAGAAGGCGTCTAAGGCTCTACGGGAGAAGGTCTTCGGCAAATCGTAGACTACGACCGAGCGACGTCTTTGATCTTCTCCACAGTACGCATAGCTCCCAAACCAAGCATACCACCGAGCATTGTGAGTAGCGGGGCAAGGTCGAGCTTCGGCCAAGGAGTTGGATTCTCCAGGAGAGCTGAGCCCCATTCGAAGAAGGGCCCGAATACAAACTGCGAGCCCATGCCGAAGGCGCAGACCCAGCCGACGAACGGCCTCCATCCTGAGACGAAAACGGAAGGATTGGCGGCCTCCACCTTGTTGATTTCCATCTGACCGATAGCCAGCCTGACATCAGCCTCGAGCTCAGCTAGCTCCCCTCTCTGAGCCAGCTCCAGAACCTGAAGCTGTGCCGCCTCTCGAGCCCCCTTGTCAGGGAGGACCTTGTCGAGTACCTTTCCAATGATCGGAAGAAAAGCTAGAACACCCATGTTGTATTCCTCAGAGTAGAGATGGATCAGTGACAGCTAGCCAGGTACGGACATCGAATGACGGGCATGCCTTCGCCACGTTCGGGAAATCTCGATGTCCCTGGATCTTGGCACCAGGAGCATACAACCGACAGAAGCGTAGCGACACCAGCAGAGCAGTGAATTGCTTGTCGGTGAAATTGTTCTCGGGCTGGCCACCGACTTCGGCGATACCCCCTACCAAGCAGATGCCCAACGCTCGGCTGTTGTAGCCCTCGACGTGAGCACCTGTGTAGTCAAGCGGTCGACCGATCTGAATGGTCCCATCCCGCGGAATCACGATGTTGTAGCCAATGTCCTGCCAACCCTTCGCTTTGTGCCAGTCTGCAATCTCGTGCTCATCCACGTTCTGCGAGGGCTTGGTGGCCGAGCAATGCACAGCGATATAGTCAGTCCGTGGACGGTGAGTGAAGTTCATAAATCGTGGCAGTGCAAGTCGGGGAACTCGTCGCCGGTCAGTTCGTGGTATCGCTTTTTCAGGTCGATCAGCCGGGTCGTCCAGAAGGCCGCGGGCTGATTGTCAGCCTGTGCCAAGCACTTCTGCTGTGTCGCCGTGAAGATCGACTGCACCAGCACCTCCGCGGCCCCATCCGTTGCCAGCTTAGTCACTTGCGTCAACTGCTTGGTGATCGGATCCACCGCGTTGGCGATCTTCTGATCGACCTCTTGCGACCACGCCAGCGAACCCAACTTCGGGATGCCGACGAACATCGTCGTCAGGATGAACCCGCAGACCCCGGCTGCTCCCCAAGCAAGCAGCCGTTGGTGATACCTCGCGGGGATGATCTGCTCTAGTTTCATTTCGGCTTCGGCCCGCCGCCGCCACCACCAGGAGTGCCATGCGTACCACTCTTCTTACGAGACTTGAGATACTTGCGCAGGAAATATCCTCCTACGACAAGTACGATGAGCGGCAGAATTCCTTTGAGGAAAAGTTCCATTTCAATGCTCCTTCAGATGATTGACTCAATTTCCATCAAGTTATCCAGAGTAGTGGATTTCAGCACAGCCCCAGCATTCAATCGAATCTCGATGGTGAAAAGCAAATCGGCGAGTCCTCCACTCGGTACATTGTCATTCAACTTCCAAATCCGATCAGTTCCTTGAGCCTGCCAGGTATTGTTGAGGCCCGACGTGAAAGCCCCGGCTGACCCGCCGGTGATAGTGACTCGACTGTCATAAAGGTTTGAGTTGGCCCCAGGGATAAGCCAGGCTCCACCAAGCGTTGTTGGATCCCCTGAGAATCCCTCTCGGTAGTACCAGTTTCCGTCGGCATCCAGAGAGAAGGCAGTCCACACTGTGCTGGGATATGTCTGGAAGTCAGTGAGATGGATGACAGGTGCGCCAACGACATCTCCTCCTTTTCCTCCAAGCAACATGCTCAGAATCCCAGACATCAGGTCAATCCAGTACCAGAGATGATCCAGGTAGTCGCTGTGGTCTTGATCGCCGTGGCAACCCCGTTCTGAGCCAGAGTTCTGGTACCAGTGGTAGTGGTACCAGCCAGGGTCATGGTATCGGTTGTGATGGCAATCGAAATCGAGTTGCTGTCACCGTTGACGAAAGTGAGTACCGTGCCAATTGGGTACGCCACCGAAGCATTAGCTGGTATGGTGTAGACGTCACCAGCTCCACCACCGCTTGGATGGTAGACGTGCTTCGCGTTGTCACCGATGAGCAGCGTGTAGTTGCCACTCTGCGAATTCTGCGGAACTTCCTTGTATCCGATAGCCAGGCCATTGATCGTCGGGTTGGTGGTATAATCCCACAGACCAGTGATGGTACGAGCTGAGGCAATCGCTGCGAAGGCAGCCGACGAGATTCCATCGAGCAGGTCGGCGTCGAGACCCGAGCCAGCGCCATCCACCGTCAGTAGCGCAGTCAGAATCGCTGCCGCAGTCATCGGGATGTACTGCACCAATTGGAACCTGGTGCCGTCGTAAGTCATTGTGATCAATGCACCAACAAGCAGATCACCAGTGACTAGCGCTGTGGCACCATTCTTCGTCAGGTTGACAGCACCGAGTCCTGAGATGTTGACTGTGACTGCGCCGGTATTCGCACTGGCCACGATCCATTGGAACATCTGTCCAGCGACGTAGCCGCCAAGCGCCGGTGATGGAGTCAGGGTGACAGCATTTCCTGATCCACCGACAGTAGCGATGTAAACTCCTGGCTCTGATTGAACCGGAACCGCCGCCGCTACAGCAATCGGCACGCCAGCTGTATCGAAGCCAAGATACTTCGAGGCCCGAGCCTGCGGTGATGGCAGGTACATCGACGGCTCTGTGCCGTAGTCGTAGTCACGCAGCGCGCGTTCGAGCATTCGCTTGACAGACTGAATGGAGCGAGTCGAACGGTCGAAGGCGTCCTCGTGAATCTCAGGGAAGAAGTTCCCCTGATTGCGAATCGACATGCTTTGTGTGGCTGGAACGTTGACCTTGATCTTGACAGTCTGCGAGCCCGTGGGCGCGACTGCGAACTTGACGAGCCCGCCTGCCAGTGAGTTCACACCACTGACTGTGTAGTTGGTTGGATAGGTTTGAAGTATGGAGCCACCGACCCCATCCTCCAATCGAACCTCGAGGTCAGTGACCGAGAAGATCCGACCAGGATAAGCAAAGTCGGTTGTGGCGCTGTTGCCGGCATACGTGGCTTGGGATGTTTCAGCGGCGATAGTCATTGGGCTACCTCAGTCGGTCTGAGCCACCACTCCGACCCAGTTTCCTCGGTTATTTTACGCTCGAATCGGCGAAGATACCCGGGATTCATTGCCTCTTGTAACTCGTACATGAAGAGGTAATCGATAGCGGTTTTGGTGTAGAACAGGTTGTTGTATGGAATCTGCTGTACGGCCAGCCTCAAAGCCTTGGCTCGGGGATCCTGACCTGAAACTACAGCGGCGTAAAGTGAAGAGAGATCCTCGATCTTTCCTACAGTTGGACCCCCCAAGGAAGCGATGAATCCCTTACCGAAACGGGCTTGCGTTCCAAGTAAGTAGTCACCGTACATTCCGAGCGAGCCACCCTGCATCATGGCATCGCGCCACGTACGCGGATCATCAGGGGGACGTGGCTTCCGACCGCGCAGGAGCTCTTTCAGAGTCATCGACATGTAGCCAAAGGCAGTCGTAGCTACGAGCAACAATGCGAGCCCGCGAGCCTCAGACATGCCGAAGCGTCCCCCGCGGCCGAGGTCGTAACCGTAGAACTCGCGCATGAAGCCGCGCTGTATGACCCCAATAGGAAACGTCTTGAACTGCCAGAACAACCGAAGCGCTTCGCCCATCGAAGTGCCAGCCTGAGTCCCACGACGGGTAAAGGCCAGCGCACGAGCGTCAGGCGTGATCACTGCCGAGTCGACCTCATCAGCGTAGTAGCGCTGGAATCGATCAGCCAGGCCATTTCGAGTATCATCGAGCACTCGCTCTACCTGGCCACCTAGCTTGTCGAGGTCTCCCGAGGTATCCTCTCGACGAGCAGTCATACGAGTCTCGAGCTCTCCGATATACTCTTTCAACTCAGCATAGCGTTCCTTCCAAGCCTCGTTGAAAGTATCGTAGTGCTCCTGAATGTCCTCCCTCGTAGCTGCTTCAACTCCTTCGAGTTCATCCTCAGCTCTGGCAGTCAGATCAGAGCGGAGTTCCTCAACTGAGATTGTGGCTTCATCCATCTTCCTCTTGAACTCAGCTTTCACCCTGAGGAACTCACGACGAGCCTGGGCGTGCTTGGCCCTTAAGGTCCCCTCGAGATTGCCGGCTTCGCGTATGGCCCGCTTGCCGTAACCAGGAGCACGCTCGAAGTCGAAGGAGTTCTTCCACCAGTCGCGCAGGTTCTCGAGCTCGATAGCCAGCTCACCGAGCTGCTTGTTGAGAACCACTACCTTCTCAACCATGCGGTCGAAGGCCTGCTGCTGAGCGGCCTCAGCTCTCTTCTCAGTATCAGTGAGAACCTTCTCGATGCGACCAGTGAGGAGCTCGCGACGCGACAGAGCCCTCTTCTGCCGACGCTCAGCCAAAGCTAGCAGCTTCTCATTCGCCTTCTCGAGCTTCGCAGTGAAGTGAGCATGACGCTTGTCGATCCACGCCTGCTCGCGCAGATCAGCTTTCATTCGCTTCTGGACTCGCTCGAGTAGCCCGCGCTGTACGGCTTCGATTCGAGCGGCTGCCATCTCGGTGAACTCAGTCAGAGGAAGTTCACGAATTTTGTCAGGAGTGATGAACTCCATGTTCTGATCATCGATATCAATACCACGACGACCGAGCTCCCACTCTCGCTCAGTGATATCGAACCTTATCAGGGAGCGACGGGTCTGATCGCTGAGCTCAGTCCATCCCTTCTTCGATTGCTGACCAAGGAAGGCTCCCATCGCTTCGAGAGCTCCCCGACGCTGCTCTTCAGTCCAGGGACCCAGCAGGTTGTATTTGAAGAACGTGTTGGTGGCTGCGTGCATCTTCCCTGGAATGGTCTCATCAGGGGACCAGCGAGACACCATGTTCCTCAGAGCCACATCGTTGAAATGGCCTAGTGCAGAGACGATGGCTCGACGCTCAGCTGAGCCAGCCCCCACCAGAATTCGCTTCAGGGGATCGAACAATCCTTTGGCTAATTGACCCAGGAAAGAAGCTCCCTGATACCTGAGAAGCGACGCCCTGATCGGAACGTCTCCGATGGCCTGCAGGGTTGCGGCACCGAGGCCGCCCATTACGTTGACGACTCGAATTCCAGCGCCTACGTTGGCCAGCTGGGCGGAGGCTACGGTTCTCGTGTAACCGGTGAGTTCGCGGAGAGCGTTCTCAAACTTCTCGCCTGCGCGGCTGCGAGAATCGAATGCACGAAGAGCCTTAGGGTCGGTGCGGGAAAGTTGGGTCCTGATGGCTTTGACGATTGCGTCGAGGTTGTACTCGGGGTTCGTTCCGAAGACTTGCATGAGGCCGGTGGCTTCTGCTCGGCGGTGGATGTCATTGACGTATGCCTCGATAAGAGAGCCGTGTCCGAACTCCTCGTTGTACTTGAACCAGTCGTCGGCACTCTTGAAGTAGAATACGCGATCAGCTGACAGGCGCTTGGCCAGGTTTCGCGGACCTTTGAATGCGCCCATACGCTCGGCTGAAGCATCAGCAGGGGAGCGAGGCCGAACACCAGTAGTGATGTTGTTGTATGCCTCAGTCAACCAGGTGTCGAGATCCTCAGGGACACCATCCGGGAACATTCGATCAAGATCAAAGCGCGCCAGTGCGGCTTCCTTCCACTTGGCCAGTCCCCCTGACAGAATCTTGTTGGGATCGTTGGTCTGACGGACGATGTAGTTCTTTGCCTTGGGAATCCAGGCGCCGTGGCGATTCGCCTCGATTCTGGCGACCTCACGCCATTTTTCAAGGATCTTAGCGACCTTTACGGCGCTAGACGGTAATCGCGCAAGGGTATCCTCGTCGCCGATGAACCAAAGCGCCTGAGAGATCTCTGCGTCCATCTCGCGGCGCCTCACGACGTCAAACAGTCCCGCTTGTTCGAGTTCGCGCTGCATCCCACCAATGTAGCGACGGAAGTTCGCTGACTGAGCAGCTCCAGCTGACCGGCCCCTTGAACCCCTACGAGACTTGGGAGAACCGTACAGCAAAGCCAGTACGCCCTCGACCAGATCATCGCCCCAGTTGGCATTGAGGTAATCGACAGCCTCCAATCGGATCCGCCGATTGATAGCTGCGTTGCGACGTTCGATCTTGATGGCAGCACGAATTCGACCAGCAACCTCTTCGCCAGCCTTCTTCGCGGCGTCCTCTGAGGTTAATCCCTTAGCGATCCATGAGGCTTGTTCAGCCTTCATCATGTCGATGACTTCGCTCAGCTCCTTCGCTGACATGTCAGGGATGGATTGGCGAACCAGATCAAGGCAGGGATTCTCAGCCATTACGAACCTCGAGTCAGACAGGTGGTAGCGATCTCAGAAGCCTTGGCCCAGCGCTCAGCTTCAGTGGACGCTTCCTCGAGTTCCACTATATCAGGATCGAGCTCCTTTTCGTCGGGAGTCAAACGCTTCTCGGCTTCCTTCAGATTCGACTCGGCATTGGCGAGATCCTCGTCAAGTGCCTCGGCTGGGTCTTCAGGGGATTCCTTCAGAGTAACCTCAGCCTGCTCGATAGCGAGCTGTGGCTCTGGGTCTGGCTGCGCTTTTCCTTCGACCCATGGCTGATTCTGAAGCTCTGCCGGTAACTCGTCAGCTCTAGCTTGTGGAGTGTCTTGCTTAAGTCTTAATGGAAAACTGGTCTGAAGGCTCTCCATTCCACGAGACATGAGAGGAAGCTGATTGTAGTCAGCATTACCTAGGGCTGATTGAAGTCTGGAATAGAAATCGAGATACTGTTCAGGGGTTGCTGTGTTAAGTTGTCGAGTAGCTTTCTTCAAATAATTAACCAAAGTCGGTTGATCAGAAAATGTTGCATAGGCCCGCTTCCTCAGTGAAGCGAGTTCCTTCTTCAACCTGGTTGGAGAAAGCGATTCCAAATACTCACGCTCATTAGCAATACTAAACTCATTAAACATATCTGAGGCTTTCTTTGGAAGACCAGCTATCCGTGCTACTTCATCCATGGAATCAAGAAGCTGAACTGGATCGAAGTCCTCGGTGGCCTCCGACAGAGCCTCACGGATGTAGGCTTCTTGATCGCCACCATTGAACCTCGGATCAGCTGAGTCAGTAAATTCTCCCTTCACTCGAGCAGCTTCTCCTCTCCAACTATCAATGATCTCAGCCTCAGACAAATCTGAATTACCCCGAGCAATTCTGATCGCATCCTCATCAGACAGAGCTTCTATCGCTCGTTCTATTGGATGATCGAAATCAAGAACATTAGAGCCATCATAAGATGCTCTAACAATCATAGCTCTAGCCCAGAGAGCTTTTCGAGCAGCCTGTGCCATCATGACCGGATGTGCCCCCACCGCTGGAGCAAGCATAGTAGCTACAGGTATTGTTCGAGGAGCTGGGGGCATCAACGTGGTGGCAGCAACAGCGCTGGCTCCCTGAAGAAACGTGCGACGCGAGATGCCACGAGTCTCTGGTGGAGTCACGTCGATTGGCTCCCCTAGAACAGCTTGACCAACAGAGACGCGGGTTCTCTCGATGTGCTCGGTTGGATCAAGAAGCATGCTGGCCTCTTCAAGATCTGAACCGAACTTGTCGTAGTCTCCTTCTCGAATATCTCTGAATCCCATCCTCTTATGGAAAGCTTCAGACCCTGGACGAGCTAAGAGACTCACTCCAACCCCACGTTCCTTTAATCTCTTCAGGAGCTTTCGAGCCAAAGCAGCTCCTGCTCCGACTTGAATAGAGCCTATGTAATTGGCTTGTGTAAGCTTTTCTCCGAGTTCAATCCCACTAGCCGCAGCTACGATTTCGTTCCGCTCATTCAAAACTACAAACCTTTGTCCCTCCTCGTCGTCAAGGGCTCTCTGAAGGTAGTCAATGGCTGTAGAATCATCACCAACTTGGTACTTCTCATCTTCATTAGCCAGACGTCCAATTCTGTTTCGCTCAGTCTTTACGAACTCAGGATCAAGTTCATCAATAGAGGCCACCTTAAAGGTAGGCGTAGCTCCCCCAGGTTTCTGACCCCTCAAGTAAGCTGACAGCTCCTCAGGAGCCAATGCTGTATCCAACAGAGCGACATCTTCACCCTTCAAGTAAGCCAACAGTTCTGCAGGAGTCAATGCTGTATCGGACAGAGACTCCATGAAATGCTCAGGTATATCAGAGTCCTTGAGCTTCAGAGCTCGCATGACCATTGAGTGGATGGCCGCATCAGCATCCCAGAGATAGACATCATGTGTCTTGGTTATCATAACTCGAAGCTTGCGTACATCTCTACCGGCCCAGCGCAGCAATTCGTCCTTAGATGGGTTCTTCAATACTTCAATCTTTCGAGGACCTTGACCTTTTACAAATTGAGTCTCATCCAATACCGCTGGTCGATTGATAGGCTCTACCTCAAGAGTCAGACGAGCACTGTCACCAGGAAAGGTTAGGATCTCGTCAGTGATGCTGTCAGCATCGAAGCTCTCAGGAGGTGTCTCTTCAAAGGGGAGTGGTGGTGGCTCTTCAACTTCCTTGGCGAATCTGAACTTCATCGAGGAGGCCAGATCACCGAATCCGCCGATGGTTGGGTGCAGTGCGGCACCGAAGACGGTCCCGAATGTAGCGTTCATGAGCGAATCAACCGCATCGTAATCATACTGCTCGGCGGTGCGGGAGCCATATATGAACGGCTCTACCACAGCAGCACCGACAGTACCTTCGATAGCACCATACTTCGCTCGGACACCCATGCGACCAAGAGCTCCACTGGCTCCCTTCAGGCCAGCTGCGTATCGAGCTTGACCGACGATGGGAACGAATGCCAAACCGACGTTGGTAGGATCAACCAGAGTGGTACCAAGAGCTACGCCGAGCCTTGCCGTCCACTCAGCCACGCCACCTCGTGCCCTTGCGAAAGTCTCAGCCCGGCGCAGCTCAACTCTTTTCCTCGACATCAACGTCTTCAACGCTTCGTGAGAAATTCCTTCGTTGTCGATCTCCAACTGTCCCTGAAGACCGCCCAGATTGAGGATGTCTTCGGCTTGCTCCTTCTTGAGCTTCGGTCCAGTATTCTTCGCTTTCGTCAGCTCAGCCCAACGATAGACGGCGGCAATCGGATTCTCTTCAAACGACTGAGCGAACTGCTCTTCAAGGACACGACCACTTCGAACGGTCAAAGCATCAGCCGTGAACGGACTACCCTCAGCCTTGTCTTCGTAGATGTAAGGCATCAGCGTCCTTTGTAGAGTCCAGCCTCTTTCGATTTCTGATCTTCTTCAGCTGCTCGCTGAAGTCGACGTTCACCGATTCTCAGCAGATCCGCCCACGAATACTGGATCTTGATCGGTCGACTGACTGAGCCTCGGGCTACTGGTGCTCCATCAATGTAGAGCTGAACTCCAGTGCCAAGCGGACTGGTAACCCAGTAACCATGGTCCTGAACGTAGTCATTGTAGATTTCAAGTCGATCCTCGTCGGCTTGTCCGAAGCCGAACTGACCCAACAGCGTGTCAGGGGGGAGTTCAAGATTCTCGATGATGTCCATGGAAGCGAATTCCAACGTGTCCTGATCCAACCCTGATGGGTAGCGGAATGGCACGTTGTGAATATCCAGGAGGTTATCGTTGTTCTTCATGGCTTCATAGGCTATCTGAGCAGAGGCCTGCATGCTAGCTCCAGTGCGCATGTGATGCAGGGTCAATCGCAAACCTGAGTCGTAGACAGCGTTGCTAGTCCGTACTCCGCCAGTGTCGGCCGGAAAGCTTCTGAGGAACGTCTCGAACTTGTTCTTTACAGCCGTCTCGAGTTCTTCCCAAGTGGAGCCGTTCGGAATGTAACCTCTCAGCTCTGAGGTCTTGAGATTCGCCATGCCCGCCAGGGCAATTCCAGCCTGAGGTGGAATCCCCGAGGCGATGACGGCAACGGTGTCGGGGAGCTTCGAAGCGAGCTGTCCCATGATCCGCGGCCAACTAGTACCCCAACGCTGAGCCTCTCGATTCACAGCATAATAGAGATTCTCGTTGCTCTTCGGATTCGAGACCTGAGCCGCAAGAGTGTTGGCATATGAGTCAGGAATGATGTTGGAGTTGAAGATTCCCAAGCGAACCGACTCGGAGTCAACCAGTCGGATGTATTCCTCCCGAGCTTCGGCGTTGTTGGGATCGCTCATCAGTTCGTTCCAAGCTTTGGTCACAGGCTCGTTCCGAGAGATCAGGTACTGAGCTCCATCCTTTTCACGCTCAACCATAATTCGAGCAGCTGAGGTCTCGACGATGGATTGACGTTCTGCGGCCGAGTAGGCTCCCTCGACTTGAGTGGGAGCATAGGTCGCGCCGATAGTACCAAGCTGACCGGCGGTCATCTCGTGGAGAGCTGCTACGTCTCGACTGACTGCCTGGAATCCTTTGGCATCCTGATACATCCGACCACCAACCACGGATCCGTAGGTGGCCACGTAGACCTGCTCAGGGGGGATAGATTCAATCACGACTCCGTTGCGAGAGGCGGCTTCCATATCAGCCTGCTGAATTCTCAGAGTCTCCTTCATCACACCGTCGTCGATCTTGAACATCTTCTCGATCTCAGTCGCGTGCTCGCCGCTCAGCTGATCCTTGACGGCTTCGTAGTAACCCCGAGCCATGGCTTTCTCTTCGACTGACATCATACGTTCGACAACGTTGAAGTGTGTCAAAGAGATAGTCTTCTTCGCAGCCGCGTCGGTCTGCTCAGCACCCCAACCCTCTCGACCGGCCTGAGTGTTGACGATTCGAAGCTGGCGTTGAATCTGACCCCGAATTGCTCCTGGGTCGTTGTAGAGATTGGTAGCCGTGCTGATGGAGTCCTGGAGTCCTGAGATCAGTTCCTGGTCTGAGAACGCTTCGCGCTGAGCAGATTCATGGCGATTCAGCGTCAAGTCCAACTGGACGCGCTGAGAGCCTCTGAGTTTCCAAAAGGCGAGCTGCTGACGACGAGTCGTCAACGTAGCGGCGATGCGATGTCCTTCCTTGTCGAATTCAGGGAGAACGACATCCGGGAGACCGAATGCATTCTTTCCCTTTCTATTCAGCACTCCGTTCTTCGGATGGAACAACGTGTCCTGAGTCCAGGAGTTCAGTTGAGTCTCAGCCTGAGTGATCGCAATGTCGTCAGCCTCAGCGATCTCACGTTGAGCAATCTGATTGAAGACCTGACCGACATCGCCGAGCCCTCGAGCGGTTCCAGTACCAAAAGCCTCTAACGGCTTCTGAGCCAGATTGACGTCAGGCAGGCGCTCAGTGTTAAGACTGGACTGATACTGGGGGACTTGTGGCATAAGTTAAACCTTATACATTCCGTAAGCTGATGCCCCAGTCGTCAGGATGGTTCCAAGCGCGTTGGACTTCCCTGACTTCTTGGCGTACTTGCCGGCCTTTCGAAGTTGCTGTGCTCGACTTCGGTAACCGAAGGCTTCACGAGCAGCGTTGTTCCGAGCGGTCAACATGTCGAGCTCGCCTTCTCGCTCGCTATCCATGGCAACATCGAATGGAGAACCGCCAGCCGAGATATCAATCCCAGACCCGCCAAATCCGGCTCGCTGAGCCCCCAGCACGCGACGGATCTGAGCTCGGATCTTGTCCTGTTGCTCGACTCCTCGAGACACAGCGTCCTTGGCTTTTTCGTCTTCGTACTTGGCCTCTTGCTTGTTGAGCTTGTTCTGAAACTTGCCTGCGTCGTACTGAGCCTTGGCAGTCATAGCTCCAGCAGCTATGGTCATACCAATGGCTACCATCTGGGAAGTCGTCAGCGCAGCCGTAGTTGCTACAGCAGCCGTACCGGCTCCAGCTGCGGCTGCGCCTGCTGCGGCGGGTGCTAAGAAAGCCATTTTCTCTCCATCAATTTCATGAGGGGAACCACTCGACCAGTTGGTAATGCTTCAGTACCAACTGGAGAGAATCCCATGTAATCCATCCAACGCCGAGCCTGATCGAACTCAGGGTCGAGAATAGCAAATACCTCTTCATGTCCAATGGTCAGCAACTCGAAGACTGGAGCGCAGACTCGAATGAAGAGTACTGGGTTCTTACGAAGCTCAGGAGTTCCAAGCATCCATACGAAGAGCCGGCAATCCATCGCAGATTTTTGATAGGACCCTAGCAAGCAAATTGCCTTTCCGTTCATAAACCCTGTGAAGATCCGATAATCAGAGTAAAGAAACTCTCTCAGAGTCAGCTCAGGGTCAGTCTTGAAACCCGTCCGAAGGATGCTGAGGTCTTGCTCACTGGCCAGAGCCAGGACCGCTTCAAGGTCAGCCGGAACCGTTCGTTGTATTCTAAGACGATCCACCGACTCTCACATCCGGAATGATAGACAATACTGTGATGGGGAGTGGATCATTCTGCTGAATGACCACTCGACCCGACTTGTTCCACTCGCACTGAACTGAGATAAGAACTGAATCAGTCGTAGGAGCTGGGGTCTCTCCGTAGTTCTCATCATTTCGTGGAACATGCTCCTCCAATTTTTCTCTGGACGGACCCGCCCAGATACTGCGAGTCTCCTCGACCTGCACCACGACCTGCGGAATGTTCTTCGCAGATCCCATGAGAGACTGATTGCCAGAGACGGTCATATCAAGCGTCTCAAGGTATGGAGTATATGGCAATCCTATACAAACTCGACTGTGCGGCTCGTCAATTGTGACCATTCCATTCGCGTCTACCACTTCCTGAGAAAGCACAGCGCCATCAGCAAAGACTCCAACAGTCTGCCCAACGAGATGCTCAAACCCGCCAAAGATGGTGCTGAGATAATCCCAGTTTAGGATCACGGCGTTCTGGAAAGATACCGGAACATCTGCCAGAGCGTTGACCGTAACCACGGTGGACGAGATGTAATCTATGATCCTCACCCTCAAAGTAACCTCATCAAACTCGCCCTGGAACAAGGCTACGATATCACCGACACTGGCTGAAGTGAAGTAGGCTACATCACATGTCAGGGTCAGAGGATCATTGACAGTCCATCCGGTCGCTGCTTCAGTCAAAGTCTGAGTGGCCGTTCCAGAATTCCTCCCGTAAAAGGTTATAGCCGAATCGAGGAAGATGCCATTAAGTGGATTGGTAGGGAAGCGATCAGCCATTCGCTCAATCAGAGTGGTCAGAACCCCATCGATTTCTCGATCAACCACTATGTACACAGCATATTTATTGCTCTCTGGAATGGCACAGATACCCGACACGAGACCACCGAAATCATGCAGACTCCAGCCAATTACTTCATGCTCTTTCATGTAAGTCAACGAAGCTACGAGCCCGTCATCACGAGAAATCCAGATGGTCCATAGAGGATCCTCTTGATAAGCCATGTCGAGAGCTGGGTTGTTCTTCAGCAGGTGTTCGGCGGTCACCGAGATATCATTACTAATATAACCATCGATCTCAATGGTGTAGTTTAGATCGTAGATCCGCTCCTTGCTGAGGTTTGGATAGATCGCTGAGGTTCCTGTGATGATAGCCGACAGAGCACCAGCGCCAGCCTGCGACTGAGGCTTGGCTCCAATTGAAGATGGAGTCAGGATGTCGTTCTCACCAGCCGTGATCTTCCACGGTCCACGACCCGTGAGAATGACCAGATCATCCAGAGGCACCAAGTCAGTGATTTGATTCAGAGTTCGAGCGTTCAGAGTGATGTTGATCGAGTCGTCGTCCACCAGAGGGACTGATGGAATGAAAGTTCTGTAATCACCAACCCGACTCATCCAGTTCGTCTGTGGTTGAGCCCTGGTAGCTGAGAAGATCAGACGATCACCATAATACTCAACCTTGTTTGGGTAGCCAGCTACGGCTGACCAGGCAGCGTAGGCCCAAGCATTGGTTCGATGATTGGGTGAGAGCTGCCGAGCTGAAACAGCTACGCCTGAAGCTGGCGCCACTGCGAAGGTCAGAACATCTGAAACTGAATTGACGGAGTACCCAGCTGGATCTTGAATTACAGTATTGAATGTGACTTCATACTCATACTTGTTGTCAGATGTACATCCACCAATAGCCAGCGTCGTGTCTACTCCATCACCGGTCATCGTGAACGGACCAAAGGCTGTAGTAACCCCTCCAACGACTGAGTATGGAAGCTGCTTGATGACTCGACCCGCAACTGAGGTCGGACTGGCGTAGAGAGTTATTTCCAAGATTCCGAATGTGGAGTCTCGATACTCCCAATCCACGCCGGCTTTTTCAGCTCCACCGGTGATAGCCAATCCGGCCCCATCAGCCTCAACCCCGTAGTCATGAGTGGGTCGAATGGTACCAGTGACTACCTCATTGGTAGCTACAACATAATTCGTGGCGCAGCGATAGTTCTTTCCATCAGAACTGCGCAACAAGCCTGCCGGATTTCCAGCAAGCCCGACGAGTCTCTTCCCTGGCTCCCAGGGTGGAATCTCATGTCCATCTTGCTGCTCGATGTAGAACAGACTACCAACAAGCGCTGCTTCAAAGATCGGTTTGGTAGCAGTGAGAGAAACTGTCCCAAGACTGCCTGAGGCATGAACGAAGCTCGTCACATCAGTGTTGATATTCTGAAATGGGCCATTCTCGAAAGTTCCCTCAACAAACTCGAAGGTATCGTCTGAAATCCTTCTCAACTCATGCACAGGATAGTCGGGATGTGTGATCGTTAGCACATCAGCTGATTGAGTGAAGGAAAGATTATAGAGATCCCCAGAGCCATATGGTGTTGCAAGTCTCAAGAGTATCGCTGAGTATCCGCCGCTAACATATGACCCAGTCGGCTGACCGCTTCCACTGATTCTGAACTGAGTCGTAGATGGAACTTCCAACACAGTCCATTGATCATTGCTGAGGCGATGAGTGCCAGTAGCATCCACGTTTACAATAGAGACCTGGTCTCCTATAGAGTAACCATGAACTGAAGCTGTGGTAATTGTGCGACGAGGAATACCTCCTACAAACTCATCTACCACGTTGGTGATGGTGCGCTGCTGAGTGTTGTCAGGAAGAGTTGAGCCATTTGCATGAATAGCCAGAGTAAGATCACCGAACTCAAGAGCGTAGGCTGCGTTCTCAGACACGATGAAGGGAATCAGTCGAGCCCCGCTTCCAGGAGTTTGCGCCGTAGCTACAAGCTGTGTTCCTGGACGGTTAACCACTCCACCAGTAGCACGAACGATGAAGTCACGACACTTTCGAAGTGAGGTAATGTATCGAGAGAGATCCACTCGCCCATACATAGATGGGGAGATCTCTCCAGAGGACATGCTGACTTGTGCGAGCTTGACCATCGTCTACCTTATGTTGATCGAGGGCGAATCAGCTTCGCGATCCTGCTGGCCTTCGGCCATGGCCTGAGCCTGATTGCCGAGTTTGAATCGACCGTAGTTCTCGAAGGCGGCTCCGATGAATTCCTTGTCGACCTGCAGCTGTGGACCCGATTCAGCCGCGAGCTTCCAGGCAAGGGAGTCGATGAAGCCCTGATCGAAGGCATCGACGTTGGTCACCCGAGCCGTGTAGTAAGCATAAGCCAAGTCGAGATCCGTCAAGATGAGCCGTGCAGACTGATCTTCTTTGATTGCGACTTGATAGGGATACCGAGGAACGATGAGAGCTTGTTCAGTGAACAAACTGTCGTAGAAGGTTTTGGACAGGATCCGAGCTCCACTTTCGTCAACGATCTGACGAATGGCCAGACAGTCGTTGGGATAGGTGTAGACGTATGTCCAACCGATGAACGTCTCGGTGGCCTCAAGCGAGAGCGCTTTCACACGCTTAGCAAAGGGCCAGGGAAAGTCTCGAAGAACGTAGTCTCGAACAATCGGATAGAATCGATTCATAACCCGAGCCGTCTTGTTGGTCTCGGTTTCCGACTCAATCTCGAAACTGATTCCCAGTCGAGACAATGCCAAGTTGTAGATGTCAACAACGCTCGGCATAGTACTCTCCTTAATACGTCTACGTTATCACAGTTTTATCTGCGGTGTCGACGACGATGACGGATCATCCATTCGTGGTCAGTGCCGCCAGGAGGTATAACTATCTCTGTACGGTAATAGAACACGGAGGTGTAGTCGTTGCGCCTTGCATCCGGCTCGATTGCTTGAGAACCAAACTGTTGCTTCCAGAAATACCACGGCTGACCCGGACCGGCGGTTGGAGTGGCTCTACCAAACAACAGCCGAGCATTGTGATCATCTCTGACAGCATCAGCCTCGATCCACTGGTCGGCCTCAGCTCTTGGCCAGAGATACCAGGGTTGACCGACAACAACAGCTGGGTATTGGCCCCTCAGAGGCGTTAGATCGATTGGACGAGTAGCGACTATCGGTTCGATATCGTCTAGACGCGCTGAACGCCTCCAGAGCAGCCACGGCTGACCTACAGTCTGATAACCGACGCGATAGCGATGCAATCCATCGTGAATCGACCGACGGAATTCAGGTTCGGCTTCCAGAGGAGACTTGGTCTGCGGCCACAATACGAAGAACGGCTGTGATGGCTGAGCCACCACAGGCGTCGCCCGACCGAACATGGCGCGGTAGTGATCGACGCGCTGCGCGTCCCGGTCCTCCCCGACCAGCACCAGTTGAGTGAACGGCAGCAGGAAGTGACCGCCCTGCGCCTGGCGACCGAAGAACAGCCGCCGGTAGTGATCGGTGCGGGTGGCGTCCGGCTCGACATCCTGCCAAGCCTCGGCGGTTGGCCAGAGATACCACGGCTGTCCGGCCCCGGCGGCTGCGGGATACTGGCCGCGATAGGGCGTCAGATCGACCGGCTTGGCCTGCTGCTGCCCCTCGGCGTCGATCCCCGTCTGCCGGCGCGGCCATGTGGTCCAAGGCTGGCCTACGGTCTGGTAGCCGGTTCGATACAGGTGCAGGAGGGTGTGGTCGCCGCGGACTGCATCCGGCTCGATCCACTGCTCGGCCTTGGCCTTTGGCCACAGGTACCAGGGCTGGCCGACGACCGCCGGATACTGCCCCCGGAACGGGGTGAGATCGACCGCCCGGTAGATGGCCTGCTGCTCGAGGTCATCCTGACGCCTCTGGCGGCCCCACAGCGCCCACGGCTGCCCGACCGTCTGGTAGCCCACCCGGTAGCGGTGCAGCCGGGTGTGATCGACCCGCGCATCGACGAGTTCGGTGTCCTGCCCGGCCTTCGCCTTCGGGAACCGATAGAGATTCGGTTGGCCGACCGTCTGGAACCCGACTCGATACAGGTGCAGGTCGCTCTTGCGCGCCGGCGTGAACTCCTCGACCGCCTGATCGGAGCGCGCCCGCTTCCACGTCAGCCACGGCTGGCCGACCTGCTGCACCACCCCGCCGCGACCGAAGAACAGGCGCGAGTAGTGGTCTATGCGCCGCGCGTCCTCCGTGGCCCCGAACGGGATGATGCGAGTGACCGGCAACAGGAAATGGCCGCTGGCCTGCGGAGACCGGAAGCGATGCAGCTTCGAGTGATCGACGGTGGCGAACGCTGCCTGCTCGAACAGCAGCAGGCCCGCCACCAACGCCCCCACCTTCTGCATGAATGGCAGGCGTTGTGGCTGCGCCGCAGCGGCAACTTGTGGACGACCGAAGAACAGCCGGTTGTGGTGCTGGACTCGTTGCGCATCCTCGTCGCCCTGCACGAGAACAAGCTGCGGGGCCGGAGCATTCTGTGAACCGAGACCGTCGTAGCCGAGTGCGTCGGCACCTATTGGGAGCGGCGGATTCGGGTCGTGGAAGGTCTGCGTCGGGTGCCACTGCAAGGCACCTTGCGACTTAAATCTCAGTCCTCGCAGGATCCTGGTGAGGTTCCGCACGGCGGATTAGCCATGCGCCAGCCGGAACGAACCCGAGTAGTTGGTGGCGGTCGTCGCGTTCCTGATGACTTCGATCAGGGCCAGCGCCGCACCATCGAACACCCGCACCAGATTGAAGGCGGTGTTGATGCCATCGACCTCGCAGATAATGTTCGCGAGCGGGCAGGCCATGAACGCAATCGGGTGGCCGATCACGAAGTTGATGACACCCGTCCCAACCAATGCCGAGCAGCGCATCTGCGCCAGATCCATCGCGCCAGTGTCACCGGTAGCCAGTGGTGCAAACCACTGCTGATTGGCAACTGCGTGGTCGAAGGTCCGCACCGCAGCAGCCGAACGTCCGGTCAGCACCGGCATGATGGAGTTGTCGGTTCCCGCCTGATTGCGGTAGAGACACTCGTTGGAGCCACCAGCCACGCCCCAGTTGTGCGTGGTCCCCGCCAGCACGGTTGTGCCGACTTCGACGAAGATGAAGTTGCCGCCCGCGTAGTCAGCAGCAGACGGCGTGCTCGACTGATAGCGGGTCGGCACGCCAGTCACCGCCTCGTTCGCCGTCGAGTTCATGGTCTTGTTGACTTGGAAGATCCGGTCGTACAACAGCAGGGTGTTCTGCGCGACAGAGGACAACGCTCCACCCCACACGAAATGCCGGGTGTCGGTCGAGACGTTGTCGAGATTCGGGAACGCGCCGGTCGTGGCCTGTGTCAGTGCATCGCCACCCGGAGCGTTGGAGGCGTTCGCGCCCGCCGCCGGAGTGGCGCCGAGTCCCCATAGAGAACTGGAGACGTTGACGACGCCCGTCGGTCCCGCCTTGTTGAAGTGGAACTCGCGCAGCTTGCCGGTGCTTGCTTCTGCGATCAGGTCCGAGAAGGACGCGAACCCGGCCATGCCGAGTTGATAGCGATGACGCATGATGCTTTGCGCCAGCCGCTTCTTCTTGAGTTCCCTGCGGATGGAGTTTTCAAGTCGCTCCCGCGAAGAGATCTCGTAGCCGGCGTCGATGGCCCCGATGAAGTCGCCGCCCTTGGCCGCGAACACTGCGCCAGGAACGCCTTGCACCGCGATCGGTGGGCCGTACCAGTTGAGCATGGAGCGAGAAACCCGCTCGACCTGCTCGACGCCGAGCCACCGTTCAAGACGCTGCGAATGTGTGTGCAACATGGTCGTGTCCTCTATACCTGAAAGTGTCGCATAACTCTGGTGAAAAGCCTCTGGATAACCGGCTGCATGGTGTAGGTGAACTTCGCCCTGCCGCTTGCGCCGTCGCCGCCGTTGCCAGGTGCTTCTTCACCAGCACCACCACCACCGGGAGCGTTGCCGATCCCGAGGATGCGTTGCAGCCCGCCGTTCGGCGACGAACCGCCGCTGTTGATGGTGCCAGCATTGCCGGTCGGGTTGATGTCCCCACCAGTAGCGGTGCCACCAGCGCCGCCAGCTCCGGTAGTGCCTCCTGCTCCGCCATTGGCCGAGTTGGCCGAGGTTCCAGTGATCGTTGTGTTGCCGCCAGCAGCGCCATCTCCGTCAGCGCCGGTCTTGCCGACTCCGCCAGCACCGACCGAATAACTCCACGACTCGGTGCCGAGGCCCGACAATTCGACGGTCTCGCGTGAGTGTCCGCCACCGCCACCGCCGCCAGGCAAAGAGCCGGTGAGTTTCGCGCCACCACCGCCACCGGGCCATATCTCGATGACCACGCGGATCGAGTAGAGCGGCGCATTCTCGGTGCCGGAGCCAGTGTCGTATTGCCTGACGAGGAATGCCATCACGCCGCCAAGAAGATGCGCCGAGGCATCGGCATCGGTGCCATTGGTGTGCCGCCAGCAGCCGGATTCAATGCCACCGCGAAGGCGTGTTTATCGATGGTGGTTATAGTCATGGTAGCGTCCATATTTCCAGTCGCGCCAGAACCCGACCATGTAAGGCTGGCGAACTCGCGCACGCAGCGAGAATCGGCATTCAGCCAGAAATCGACATCTTCAACAAAGGTACCCGGATTTGTCGGCGGTGTAGCACTCTGAGCCGTGGTGGTGATGTATCCACCGGCAAATATGATTGCCGAATTTATAGCGGCGACCGACATTGATGCGGCTCTGAGGATTGTATCGCTGGTTGCGTAGGCAGTGTTCGACACAACATCAATCGGATCAGCCGTGTCAAATCCGCCACGATAAGACACCATAGTTGCAGCGGCGCGGCCCGCAACAGCGTAACCCCATGTGTAATCGGCTGGTTCACTACCGGTCGCCAGCTTCCAATAGAACGCCCAATTCCTCGAAAGACTTGTTAAGGACCCCAGTTCGGCCCATCCAGACGGAACGCTGTTCGGCCCGTCTGGATTATTTTTGAGAAAGCACAGCATCAAATCGTTTGCGGCAGTTCCGGTTGGAACTGGCACGACAACAGACGCGGAGGACAACGCGTCGTAATGAGCAGCGGCTACGAATGCGAGAGCCATCACATCACCACGATGCGGTTGCGCGGCATCGGCATTGGTCCCCTGATTGGACCGCCCGGAGCGAACGGGTCAGTGTCGGTGAGCCATACATTCACGCGAGCGGTGACGACGTGCGTTGAGTTAGCCCCCCATGGATCGGTCGGCGAGGTGTAACTCTGCCCGTCCGGCGTATGCTCAAGGCCATCAATAACATCGCACTGCACCACCGAGTTGAAGCTGTCGGAGACGAGGCCAAGATAATAGTCGGCAGTGCCAATCGGGACATTACAACTCCACGAGACGATACCACCCCCCGCCGGTGCCGCCTTGCCAGAGGTGGCGAAATGTAGCGTCGCCGCCGCGAGTCCTCCGCCTTCGTCTAAATAAACCAGCGCCTTGATGTTGTCACCAGCAACTGTGTCAGCGTGCATACGGACATGGATGCCGAGCGCGGTCGCGTTCCCGACAAAAGGAAACAAGCTGATGATCTGCCGATCGCCTGAGTTGGGGAAGCTATCGCCACCAGCAGAGTCATCGCCGAGGATCGTCGCCACTACTGGATCACCTTGCTCACTGGATTGGTCTGCACGCTTTCAATGCCAGCTACATCGTAGGCCGTCATCGTGAAGTACCACGTTCCGGCTGTCAGGTTGTCGAGCACCTGCGAGGTCGCCGCCGGGTTCGCCACCTCGACCAGGTATCGCAGATCGGTCAGAGCGTTCCCGTAGCGGATGCGGTAGCCAGCGAGGTTGGTGAGCGAACTGCCGTCGCTGCGCGTGGTCGGCGCGGTCCAGTTTAGAGTCGCCGCACCAGTCGTCGGCGGTATGTACGGATTCGCTGGTGGGCGCGGGATCGAGATCGACACGCGCCAGCGTCCGCCCTGCACCCAACGCGGCTGGCCGTCACCGATCGAGCGATTCAGGCAGGCGGTGTAGGCCGAGTCGAGTCGCTGGTGCGTCGTGAAGGTCGAGCAAGCCGCGTTCTCACAGCAGGCGAAGTCGTATGAGGTTTCACGGGTCGAAGTGACCTGGGCGAGCGCCGGGAAGGCCAACAGGAACAGCAGCAGTACGCGCATAGTGCTCTCCAAAGAAAGAGCCTGACAACCCCTCGGCTGTCAGGCTCTGTTTCAGTCGGGCCCGGAGGGGCCAGCTATCAGATCTCCTCGAAACAGACCGTGCTGCCGGCACTGTAGGCCTGACCGAGAGCAGCGACCAACTCGAGGCAGAGTCGACCGCCGCCCTGGATCGGCATCCGGGTATCGGGGGTGAAGATCAGCTCGAACGGCACAATGATCGAGGGCTCGTCCGACCAGCGCACATCGCCTACCGTGCCAGGCGTCGTCACCGTGCGCGTAGTCACGGTCGCTGCCGCTACCGTATTGCGTGGGTGCATACCTGCCGGCGTGACCGCAGCACCGCCGGTACCTGTGGTCGAGCGTTCCACCAGTCGCAGCCTGGCGCGAACGTCCTGGGCCACACCAGAAGTGATGGTCGGGATGAACGACAGCTTGATCCAGTGAACGATGACCGCGACTCCAGCCGCTGCCACCAGTTCCCAGATGTCCTGAGCCGCGTTGGTGATCGAGACGTTCTCGAACTGGGTTGTATACATCAAACCGTTTGCCATGGCCTATCCTCCGAGTTTTGCCCTGGCGTCTGCCATGGCAGTGTCAATCCGTTCTCTGATCGCTTGCTCTTCGGTCTTCAGGTGGTCGATTGAGATTCGAAGCGTCGAGGCTTCGGCCCTCAGAATTCGTGCTGAGGCTTCTGCATTCTCCTCAGTCAATTTGGCTGCGCCTTCGATTCGACGAGCCTCAGTGCGAGCTGCCAGCTTGATTTCATCAGCTTCAGATCGCGCGTCCTTCGTGATCTGCTCGGCCTCAAGCCGCTTGGCGGCGAGACCATCAGTAACTTCCTTGAGTACGGCATTCGCCACTGCAGCCTTCTCGACCGCGTCCTTGGCTTCCTTCTGAGCTCGATCACGGAGAGCCACAGCGTCGACTTGCTGACCTTCGATCTGAGCCGCTGTCTCGAGGACGATCTTGGCTCTGTTGAAGTTCTCCAGAAATGCACCAAGCTTCGTGGCGTCGTGCAGAGCTTCAGACAGATTGCTCATGTCGGCGGCCTCCGCACCAGTAGCCTGACGCTCAGTGAAGTGGTTCCATCTCCAGCTGTGACTCGAGGCCTGATCCAGAGAGGAACTTCAGTGATCTGCTCAATTCGAGCTGCAGTGAGATCCAGCGCGTTGCCCTGAGGATCAGTCAGAACTGTGTAGTCGGCATCGACCGAAGGAGCCACCACGTTGCTGCCCTCGATTCGTACGGAGCCTGCGGCGCCGAAGGTGCCTAGAACCTGTACGCATCGGTCAGCCGAACCGGGCATCTTGACAGGAGCCCCCGAATCGAGCCCGCTCTGAGTCAGGGGACTCCAGACGATGACGTGTGCATCGTCCTTGAAGTCTTCGATTCGAGTGATTGCTTGGGCAATGACAGCCATGGATTACCCCTGCGAGACCTGAGCCGTCGTTGGCTTCCGGGAACGAGCCTTCCTGCGAAGCGGCTCCACCGCTGGCGGAACGAATGACTTCCGTTCGGCTAGCATCGCAGCCGTCTCAGGACCCGGTGGAGGAAGCGTCAGACCAGTTGCCGCAGGCGGCTCCCAGTCCAACGCCTCCATCCACCGGTGACTGAAGTCCTTGACGTCCCTGAGAGTGAACTCCTCACCTTCGCGTCGCCGTTTTCCGTCGTAGAGTCCTACGACGACTCCCAGCTCCGCGCCGATGGTTGCGATCACTCTCAGCTCAGCCATGTGACCCCCTTATGAGACGGTGAAGGCGTCAGCGTACTGGACGTACGAGTCAACCATCGCCAGCGGGATCAGGAACGCGGTGACGGTGATCGTCGGCGTGGTGCCGGTGACATCGTACCGAATCCCCATAAACCGCTCGCTTTCGCCCAACACCGTCGGCGGGATCGGAATGTAGAACTTGAATCCCGCGATGAGCAGGTCCGCATCCTGAGCTGGCAAGACAGGTGTCCCAGACTCGAAGATTCGACGACCGATGATCTGACGTCCAGTGGTTTGCGCCGCGTCGGTCGCATACTCCACATCGAACGTATAATCTTCGTCGCCTGTCGTCTGGTCGGCAGCCACGTCGATCTGAAAGCAGACCGCCATGGGCTCGCCGTTGCCGAGACTCCGGTCGACCGAGAGGTCGATGACGTTGGTGCCCACAGCGTCGGCCGTGACCGCCTGGGCATCGGAGAAGAGGTTCTGTGCATCAATGAACATGTTGGCTTGCTCCTTAGGCCACGGTGGCTTCGGTTTCGAGGAGCTGATCGCACAGTCGGATGGGGATGCCGCGGAGCGACACCTTCCGATTGCCTTCCTCGTTGCCGACGGTGAGGTACAGGTTGGTCTTCGACATCGCCTGGATGTCCAGCATCTCCAGGATGGTCCGGTTCGCGTAGAACACCGGGCGTCCCAGGGACTGCGACGGGAGACGGTGGATCGCCTTCAGCATCTGCTTGATCAGATCGGCTGCCGAGGATTCCGTCACCAGGTTGGAGATGTCGATGTTGCAGATGCGGACCACGTAGCGCCAGTCGCGCACGACGAGCCCTGCCTTCCACTGCCAATGGTCCTGGTATGCCCGCATGCGGGAGGTACCGATCCCCGTGGCATCCTGCACCGTGACCAGACCGAGATCCTCGTGGATCAGGCCCGCCTTGGATCCTTTCGGGAAGACCCCGAACACCGTGCTGGCGCCCCAGGCGACGAGCCAGATGCTCGAGTTGTCGGAGCCAGCGCCTCCCGCCCTGACCACGTTCTGGCCGGACGTGCCGGTCGACGAGGCATAACGAGGAGCGAGTCCGGTGAATTCCTCGGGCGCAGTGCCAGAGTTGCCGTAGAATAGCGTTCCGGCGTACTCCTGGTTCATCGCTTCAAGGAATGCCTGAGCCTCGGAGAGGCGGAAGGCGGCGGAATTGCCATTCAGCTCGCAGAGGTCCTTGTCGACCTCCGAGTAGGCCTCGAGCATGCCGGCCTGTTCATCGACCTGCGCCGTGGTCGACTTGCTCGGCGAGACGCCGCGGTTCAGCAAGCGCCATGCCACGGTCGGCAGCGACGTGCGAAGAGTCACGCGGTGACCGGTCGGGAGGTTGCCCTCCATGAAAAGCTGGTCCTGGATGATTTCGTTGGTCTGCGACAGCATCTCAACGATCATCGGCACCTGTCCATCAGGATCCAAACGCTTCGCCCAGTCGGCAAGCGTGAGGACCGTTGCGCCAATGGTAGCCATTTACTGCTCCTTAACTCAGGTTCTTGGAAGAAGGATGATCGAAGAGCTTCCTGGCGACGTCCGCTTCTCCTGTGGCGGCTGTGCCACCGGAGACGTGTCCATCTTCGCCGATCTTGCTGCCGACCTTGTGGAAGAACTTGAGGAGCTCGGGGTGATTCCCGAGGCCTGTCTCGTTCAACAGGTCGCGCATCGCCGGAGTCCCGAACCTTGCCATGGCAGCCTGCGCCACCTTGACGTTGGCATCGTAATTCATTCCGCCAAATTCCTTGTCTGCCTTAGCGGCCGCGGCCCATGAGTCGCGTTGCGCCGTGTACAGCTCAGAAATCGCGGCATCCTGACGAGCGAGCTCAGCATGGTAGAGCGGCAGCAGAGCCGTGAGCGCCTCTTGCGTAATGCCGTGCTTCTTGAGCACAGGCTCAAACGCAGTGACGGTCTCGGGATCGACCTGGATGGGGTTGCCATCTTCGCCCTTGAATGAGAACTCGTACTTGTCTGGAACCTTCGGAGCAGCCGCGTCGTCTGCGGCCTTCTTGTCGGCAGCAGCCTTGTCGGCTGTTGCCTTCTCGGTTGCCAGTTGCTCGGGGGTCTTCGGCGTTTCTGTCGGCGGAGGAGTGCCCACTACTGGGGGAGCAGTTGTTTCTTGAGTCCCAGTAGGTGTTGGTTCGCCCGTCATCAGAAACTCTCCTTGGTCACGCCTAGTTTACGCCAGTTCGGTCTCAATTGGAATGTCGAGATTTTTCTTTCAGCATAAGAATCAGTGCATCAGCGCCGACTTCCTCGATTTCACCCCAAATCTTCACACCAACGGAGCGTATGCCCTCGTTATAGTAGATTTGAGCGCTTGGATGGAAGCTCGTGCGAAACACTCCGCAGTCGCTTAGCAGCCGCTGTATATAACGTCTGCCGGCAGGAAGGTCGAGAATGGTCTTGAGATCCACGAGTTCTTCCTTGCGGACATCTTTGACCTTTTGCCCCCGTTCCTTGACCTGCTTGGGATCTGCCGCGTTGTACGGCTTCTCGTCTTCGTTAGCCACCAGCCACCGCCTCTAGAGCACTTTGACCTCCGACCTCGGCTTCGCTCAAGCTCTTCACCGCACCTGCCGCCTGGTTCAGGGGTTGAGCTGCGGCTGCCATTTGCTCGGCTTGCTGAGCCTCAGCCTTGGCATCGCGCAGTGCTACAACCTCATCATCCGAGCGAATAAGCTTTGGCGGTACGCCTAGAGCATAGCCGTACTCATCGATGCACTCATCGATATCGATCTTGTCGAAGGCTGTGACAGGCTGCTGAGCTGCGGCTTGTCCTTGCGCGAGCACGCCCGCGAAAGCCGTAAGGCGTTCAATGCCCTGTGTGGCAACCAGCCGCTGTGCCTGAGCCAGGATGGAGATGTATTCGATTTTGAGGTCAGTCCCCTGCAGTTCCTCAGGGGGTTCAGGGATGAGTCCCGCACGTAGCGCGATAGCAAAGGTGCGGTCGATAGCCGGGTCAAGCAGCTCACCGTTGAGTCGCTCGAGCACTGGACCCAACATGAGCAGCTTCTCTTCGTGCCGCTCCCGAACTTCCTCAGCCGTGATCTCACGCCGATCTGACATGGTCAGCATCAGGAAGAGGTCCACGTACAAAGCCGACCTGATGTCGGACTTCATTTCTTGGATGTCCTCGAGAAGCGCGGAGATCTCCGGCTTGATCTGATACACGGGCTGGAATCCCGGTGCGCCACCTGTGTTTGAGAACGGCGTATATGTCACATCTCCGGGGAGGAGAGACGTCCGCTGATGCTTCAAGTCAGGGTGAGCGGCCATCGGCGGATCGACGTGCTTATCGATCGCCTGGGCCTTTCGCTTCTGTTGCAGTTGCAACGCTCGGCTCCCGCCTAGCACGTCCATGGCAGGGGAGGAACCATAAATGTCCTCCGCCTCAGCCAAATCCCAGCGAGGAGCCAGTCCAGGGAATTCGTAGAAGCCTGACTCGCGCAGAAGCTTCTCGTCTGCGTCGGGGGAGTCGGCCTCGAAGTAGCACGTATAATAAGGAAGGTTCTTGTTGTCAGCCTTCCCATACTCACGATCAGTGTTCGGCTTGATCGCTTGAATGACCTGTACCCACTGCTCGCGCGTGGAGACGTTATTATATAGCGACTTCGTGCGTTCGGAGACATTGTCGATTCCGAACTCCATGACCACCTGTCGAGCGGTCATTGGGATATCCCTGAAGATCGTATCGACCACCTGACGCGATGACGTCGCCAAGTAATAGCGTCCAGGCGAGAACGGATAGCAACGGATCACATCCTCGCGATCCTCGAGCATAATCTGCGCATGGGTGCCGATGCAACCCAGATCCTTGTAGCAGATGAACAGCGAGTTGTAGAAGTTCGACTTCGCGTAGATCTCTCGCAGTTTGTTCTCAACTGCCCATAGCCATTCCCGTACCGGCCCGAACTCCATCATCTCGGTATCAGGGGTGACAAGTCTGAACCATGGCCGAGCTGGCGATGTCAGCCCAGCCATCATCCCTGAAGCCAGGGTGCGTAGTGCCAACCCAGGGGTGGGATCGATCATCTTCCGATTGAGCTTCTCGCCCCGGTTGGTGCGGTTCTGGTCGAACAGCGCTCGACCTCGACGAGGCATGAAATTCTCTGACAGATCTTTCCAGTGACTGACCCAACCATCTTGTTCTGTCTTCAGAGACGACAGAACCCTCATGAGATCTTGTCGCTTTCCCATTAGGCCCCCAGCAGGGTTTTGGCTGGCGTAGTAGCGGGCGCGCCCCCAGCAGTCAGAATGGTGCTCTGTCTCCCGAACAGTGACTTGGATCGACGCCTGGCTCGAGAGTAAGCCGCACCGGGAATCGAGCCTGTGTCACCTGTGATGTAGTTAGGGGCGACTGTCGGAGGAGGCTTGGGAGCCTTCGGTTTGCCAAAGCCCATAGTTAGCCCCTTGGCTGTGGTGTTAGAATGGTGTTCTGCGGTTTGCGATTGGATCTACGCCAGGCCCGGAATTCTTTGAATCCCATCTTGGGGGCAGGTTCCCATCCACGGTCGTAGGGCCCCGGTGAGCGAGCAGCTGAGTACTTTGCATACTTGAAGAGATCGTTGATCTTGCTGCCTATGCCCATGACGATTCCCTCAGTGTCGCGTGTACGGATCGTAATCGGTTTCGGCCCGGTTTACCATGCCCTGGGGGTGCAACACGTTCGTTGTATCGCGCTTCTCGACAGGGAAAGCGAACGTATAAGCCAGAGCGTCCCCTCGGTCAGGGGAGACTCCAATGCGATCCCGCAGATCATCCTTGCTTTCGAGGATGAGTTGGTCTCGGTTGTTGTGGTCGTATTCAAGACTTGTGAGATCTCTTTCGAGATTGTGGTCCATGTCGATGCACAGCCCGAGCTTGATCGCTTCCCGAAGCTTGGCATACATCTCAGTGCGGAAGTTGCCGTACTTCGAGTCGTTAGCTTTCCACTTCCCCTGGATCTCCTGTACAGGTACGCCTAGAGATCTAAGGCGATCAATGAGCGGTCCCCCAACCCCGGTACCATCAACGAATACTGCGTCTGGGCGCATGAGTCGGTCCTGGGTAAGGGCAAGGTCGGTGATCTTGGCAACGAAGGGGCTTGTGTCCCTGGTCTCTGAGCCCGGTATAACGATCCGTGGTATTGAACGAGCATCCATTCCTCTACGGAATTGTATGACATTGTTATCAGCGCCTCCTCGCGCGATGTCGATCGCCATGATCAGTGGATCATATACGGTTGTGTAAGGTTCCCGTTGCTGAGCGGCATTGACCCAGTCACCTGGGATGAACTGTAAATCCGATGCCCGAGGGTGAAGACCACGTACGCGGACCCTGAAGAAATCCGAGTCCTCACCGTAATCCTCCAACCACCGCTGTATTTGCTTCTTGTTAGTGCCAGGAACGGTGCGACTATCGACGCGGCGAGGTCTCCAACGATGTGAGAGTCGATTGAAGCAATCAAAGAATCGCCCAGAATTTCGGGTGGGGTTGCCAAACTGAGCCCATATAATCTCGGTGTCCTCATCGGTCAGGGCTCCTTCTGACACCTCGTGAATCTTGTCAGGTATGGCGCTTGCCTCGTCGAAGATGAGTACGAGGCGGCGACCTTTGTTGTGCAGGCCTGCGAAGGCCTCGGTGTTCTCCTCCGACCACGGAATCATGTCGATGCGCCATGTGCGTTCGTGCTCAGGGTCGGCGGAGTAGAACGCTGTGGCAGTATGCTTGAACCAATGGCGGTTGATTGCCATACGATGCCACTTCGCGAGCTCCGGCCAGGTTTTGGTTCGCAGCTGATTCTCAGTATTGGCGGTGACCACCCCCTTACAGTCAGGACACGTCGACATCGCCCAGTATATAAGGATAGCCACCAGAGCGCTTTTTCCGACGCCGTGACCAGAGGCAGTTGCGATTTGAATGACGTCAGAGGTATAGAGTTTTTGTACAGCGGTAGCAATAGCTGTGTCTGCGGGTGTACCACCTCTTAAAGCGAGTCCTAACTCAGTGAGCCAATCGATCTGCCATTGGCGGAGGAGTTCTTTTTCGAGGTTGCCTGGTTCTCCCCAGGGGAAAGCGAAGAGAGCGAAGCCCAGAGGGTCATGATGGAAGGAAGCTATTTGATCTAAGAGATTAGATTCAGAGTCTTCCATGCGAATTCCTAGTGGTGGAAGAGAGAGCTCGCCCGGCACCCACCGTATGCTCCATCACACGTGGGTCGCGAGAAAGCGCGCCATGGGTGTCGCGGCGCGATTATACCGCATCGCGATGTTAGACCGCGCAAATCTAACCCGCGACGCGAATTCCGGTATCATACTCCTACGCGCGGTAATCAACTCTGCGCGTATCGCGCCCGAATCTAATCCCGCGTCGCGTCGCGCGGGTTTAATTATTCCGCGCGTCGCGCGATTTCCTTAAACGGGCGAACGCGAAAACCCGCGTCGATTTAACATAACGTAATTAAATCATCAACCAAATCAACGCGTTATCGTCGGCGTTGAAGAAATCGATTTACAGGCGGATGAAAATCGATTATCGTCAATATCGCAAATCCGAATCGACGCGACGACGGCCCGCGACGATCCGATCCGATAAACACGCGCCGTCAGGAGAAGACGATGAAGAACGTAACAGCTGAAGTCACGAAGAACGAAGCCCCGAAACAGCCGGTTAACGGTAGCGAGACACCGCTCAAGAGGATCTGCGGCGAACTCGGTATCGAGCCGAAAGCGGCACGCAGGAAGCTGCGGAAGTACTGGAGGAGCGAAAACTCCACAATCGTCCACAATATCCGGGACCGTTGGACCGGAGACGAGCTCCGCGCGATTCTGGCACCGACGAAGCAGTAAGCGCCGAAACCTGCGCGCATCCGCCCACGGGGTGCGCGTAGGTCGCGGATACGCGAACGCACCGCGTCCGCCTGATGAGGCCGTGCGAACTGGAGTAACGTATGCCTGACGAAAATACCGTCACCATTACGTCACGCGAATTCTTCGGCACACTCCGCGAATCAGGGTGGAGCCGAGAATGCGCGTTGATTTGGTGGTGCGAATTACGCGGACTGAAATACCCGAATCAAAACCGTGGGTATTTCACCGGATCCGAAACATCCGCAGTCGAACGCGCATACCTGCGCACGTGGTTCGGGGAACGTATCCCACTCGAACTGACTGATGGCAACTGGGATACATGACAACTGGAGTAACGTATGCTACTGAGTGAACGCTTTGCAGCCGAGCTAGGCGAGCCAGCTGTGGATGCAAATATCCTGAACGAAGTGCCAGAGAACAGCGAATGTGGCCGAGAGTGTCGTGAGACAATCCAGATCGGCAGTTTGCTGATATCGAAACTGAGAATGGCTGGTAACACTGAGCACGTTGATGATATCATCAGCTCAGTGGAACAAGCCTGCATCATCTACATCCGCGGATAACGCAGATGTACACACGCCAGGACATATTCTGGATCATGGTGGATACGGTGCTTATCGCCATAATCCTGTTCATCAGCACCATGGAGTAAACGACAATGGACTTAGCGTTCAAGCAAGCATTGATTGAGGAAGCGTACGCGGCAGCTGTAGCGAACAGCGATGATCCCAATGCTCAGCTCTGCGAGGTAACGAAATACCTCAGGCAGCTGATTCCGATGCGTCGCCGCTCGGAGTTGGTGATGGAGGTGAATCCCCAGCTGGCACAATAACAGCTTCAGCGAACTCAGAGGGTGGGAGCGACCGCGAAGCTCCTGCCCTCTGTAGTGCACGCTCCAGACGCGCGCCGAGCTCGTGCGTAACGACCTTCTCCTCAGTCCTTTTATCCTTCCACCGTTCGCCAGCTCTATTCTGCAGCCAGAAGCGTTGGCTAGCGGGGTCAGGGGGGATGTGAACAGACTCGGACTTGACAGCCACCGACACATTACCATCAGCGTCAGTTGTCTCCGTGCGCACACTGTGAGGGATATCGTATCCAACAGCTCTCCGGTATGCTGCCTGCACCACATGCATGTCAGGTGACAGTCTGCCGTTCAGGATAGCCTTATCCAGATCTCCGTACAATATCCTCCAGCGAGCCAGCTTCGACGCGGAGACTCCGCAGACCCGAGCAATCTCACTATCTGAGAGTCCGGATGCAGCGATGAGGTAGATCTGGTCTACGCAGTCCGGAGCGAATGGAGAGAGAGCCAAGACTCCATTGATCCCCGTAGAGGGATGGGGAGGCCTCCGGCGTTTGTCTTTCTTTCTTTCTCTACCCATGACAATATCATAACACAACAACAGCAAGAATACCATGCTGATAGTGACTTCCACGCTTGTAACTTCGTTCGGGAACTCCATTGACACCTAACTATCTGATTTTAATAACAAATTAAGTCCGCTTGTAACTAGGACGACTTGTATACGTCCGATATTTATCTTACCTTATTATATTTCCTTTCTTCTTCCTTTCCTTTCTCTTATTTTCGTATACAAGTCGCGGAAGTTACAAGCGGACTAAATTTCGCTTTATAATCAATGACTTAACAGTCAAATCGCTTGTACTCATGATGACCTAGTCGGGAAGCGGATTCGGTTTTTGGTCTGTAAGTCGTTGATTTTTGTTTCCACAGCGCGCATCTACGCGCGTATAATAGGTCTGTACGCGCAAGGAGATAACGATGCACGATCCAATCACAGGCCTCGAAATTGAAATCGTCCTCGACAAACAGATGTTTATAGTGACTGACGATACCGAGGCTCATGCCTTCAGTATCCATTTCACGAAAGCCGAAGCCCGTGCCAAGATACGATGGTACTGGGAACGGAAATACCCGCAGACCTTCTTCATGGTTATTCCCGTATGAAGAACGAATATAGCAATGACCACGCGATTGCGCAGCTGCAGTCGCAGGGTGGGGGCATTTGGATCATCAATTGGATTCGGACGGAGAATGGATATCAGCAGCTGGGGTATGGTACCGCCCTCATGGAGACCATATGCCGGGAAGCCGACAGCCAGTGGGTCTCCCTCATGCTATATCCCAGCAGTACCAACGAGATGTCCGACGAGGAGCTAACCCAGTGGTATTACAGGTTTGGATTTCGGGGCGAGCATACCTTACGCAGGAGCCCGAACGCGGAACAAGTGTTAACCGCAGATAACCAACAGGCGTATAATAGGACTGCGCGATAACGCGCATGGAGAAGACGATGCCCAGATATGAAAATGTACACGTGAAGCTGATTGGCGAGGACGGTAACGCCTTCGCTATCCTTGGAAAGGTTCGCAGAGCCATGCGAAACCAAAAGATTTCAGATGATGAGATCAACCGGTTCCACAGAGAAGCGACGAGTGGGAATTACGACCACCTGCTCGCTACCTGTATGGAATGGGTGGACGTCAAATGAATCTATCAACAGGTGAGAAGATCGCAATCTTCGTAGCCACAGGGGTGTACGTCGCGCTGATGGTAGCGTTGGCGTCGCAGCTGACGCTATGAGCTACGACGAAGACGAACTGGATCAGAGCGAGGACTTCGCTGATCCAGGTGGACGCTCAGCCTTGCGAGCAGCCACCAAAACCAATCCCAGAAACCTCCCATGCCCGACGTGCGAGAAGCCTAATCGCTTGACTCCGAAAGACGTCGCGCTTGGTTACCAGTGCGACTCGTGCGCGGACAAATTGGAGCGCGGCTATGACTACTGAGCAGCCCAGCGAACGAGTGTTAGATCGCGTAGCCAAGATGCTACGCCTGGCGAACGATCAGAGCACCACAGAGCATGAGCGCGATACGGCCATGCGTATGGTACATACGATCCTCGCGAAGTATAACCTGGACTTGGCCGAAATTGAGGGGCGGGACCCGCAGAAGCCGAGCAGCGATCCTCGGATGGAGACGCGAAACGTCTTCTACGGTCGTCCCTGGGCGAGGCAGGTTTGTCGAAGCGTCGCAAGACTCTTCTATTGCCGCTACCTGTACGCCTCGATCCACGGCAAGAAGGACGTAATACATTACTTCATCGGGCGTGAGAGTAACGCGAAGACCGCAGCGATCATGGCTGAGTTCCTCGTCAGCGCTATCCTGAAGGAAGGCCGAAAGGCCCAACGGAATGCTGGCCAGGGGAACGATTACTTCCGAGCCTTCGGCCAAGGCGCAGCGAATCGCATTGAGGCTCGCGTACGAGAGCTTCGCAAGGCTGCGGAACCCATGAAGACCTCGACGGGCATGTCGCTGGTCGTGATTGATCAGGACGAGCAGAAGGCCAACGACGCCTTTATCGTCGCGCAATACGCTGGCGAACTCCGCAGAGGTCGTGGCGGTAATGCAACGTATTCCCAGGCAGGCTACACCGAGGGCCAGCAGTATGGGAACAGTGTATCAATGACTCGGCAACTGGAGTAAACGATGCCTTCCAAGACACCAAAACTCGATGGACTCGTGACATGGTTCGAGGCGAACGTCCCGTATGACAAGAGGGACCACGACTGCGCTAAGAATGCGCTTCGGTGGTATCTGGCCAATACGTGCGTTGATTCCATCATGGACAATCTGAAGCGCCGAGAAGTGGCCCAGCTGATCTACGATGGGGAACCGCCGCACGATCTGAGCTACGACAAGGCCATGGAGGACGAAATCCTGAGTTTGCTCGAGGACGTGGACTACGACGAGCTGCAGGATGCCATCAAAGAATTCTACGCAGAAGGCACTGATGCGGATAAAAGATACGACTGAGACAGCCCAGGAAACCTGGTAAGGAGTGACGATGAAAGGCAAATACGTTGTGATACAGCCCGACGGCGTAATCGAGCTTCTCGAGGACGAGCTGGACGAGGATGGATTTCCTCCTTTGAAGGTCATGCAAGACCACGTCGGTGGATTTATCGAGCACGTTGTGGTATCGTTCAAAGGTAAACGAGTCGATGCCTTCGTGAACGAGGAGGGCAAGCTGCAGGACCTGGACTTCAATCTGAAGGCGACGGCAGTCTACCACAACTCGATGCCGTATCGCAAGGATGATCAGTATGATGATTTCGACAAAGCCCCGGAGGATTACATCGACGCTGGTGGCGATGCAATCATGGGACCGATGATTCTGATGTTCAACTGGAACGCCTAGCAGGCACTCCACAGGGCGGCACTGGCAGCGTCCTGATCCAAGACTACGGTGGTGCCTGCTGACGTGATCGTTGCCACCGTAGTTACTGCCTTAAGGAGATAACGATGTTGAGAAAGAAAGACGGAACGTACGCTCAGCCTCGCACCGGCAGTGGGACTGGTAATCACCACACGAAGAGGGGACCAGGGAGACATGGGGAGCACAAGGTGCGCAAGCCCGGGACGAAGATAGGTCGCATCCTGAGACGCGCATGATCCTCCCCACTGATTTCTGCCGCTTCATATTCAAGGACGGCTCGAGAGCCGACTTCCTGTGCAGGGAGCTGATGATCGAATCCTGGCCTCCTCCAAAACACCTGACTTTGAAGAACTACAACTTCGAGCGAGTCAGCGCTTCAATCCTTTCTGAGTCAGCCTCCGAGATTCAACAGATCGCTCGAGGTTCGCTGTATCAACACTTACCTGATATCATCATAAAGGGAGAGTGATCATGTGCGTCCACAATCTCATACGATGCTCGAAGGGAGACTGCTTTCAGTGTGATCGTCGAGACCAGATTGCCGGCTACGCTTTGTCTGGGATCGTCGACAAGAATACCTCAGTAGCTGACGCGCCAGCTCGAGCGGAGATAGCTATCGCTCTTGCTGATGCCCTGATAGCGAGGTTGGATGTCGACGATACGCATTGACTTCAACTGGAGATAACGATGTCGCACCAAAGAGTACGAATAGCTCAACCCCTGGATCTGGCTGAAGAATTGAAGAAGCTCGTGGCAGAATTGTCAGAGTGGACCAAGAACCCCAAAGCTATGGGAATTCTAGTGATTACCCTGACCGAAGTCGAGGAA